TTATGGGGTATGAAAGAGAAAGAAATCCTGCAAGAAATAATCGGGTGGCTGGGTAATGATACAAGCTACTTGTCTACAAGAACAGACTATGCCAGAGGGTATAAATCCGGTATAGAATGTGCAAAAGAAATTGTTGAAAGCATCATCAATAAACACGGCCCTGATTTATTACCAAACAATTAGCAAATTGTTTCGTATGCGTTGAATTGTTATTCAAAATTGTCTTCATAATGGGGTATCTTTGTATAGATGCCATCGCGGGTTAGAGCAGTGGTCAGCTCGTCACTTTGACTTGGTGAAGGCCGGTGGTTCGAATCCATCACCCGCAACTAACATTTAAACTTTACACGATTATGAAAGTATTGACATTACAGATTAACAAAGAATGTTTTCAAGACATTCTAAATGGCAAACAAGATGTAGAACACAGGTATGTATATCCCTCTAATGTATCACGATATGTTTATTTTAGACATGATGGCAAAGAATACAAACGACAAGAGGATATACCCGACGATGATAAAGAGATTGAAGTAATACCAATCAAATATGATGCCTTATACTTAATCAATGGCAGACGAAAAGATGCACCACGTCTCACTGTGGAGGTGAAATCTGCCGAGTATGTTATTTTCGCTGATGAAGAAGGCAATGATCTTACAAAAATAGAAAACGGCGTAGAATACTTGATAAGTCAAGTATGGTATCATCTTGGCAAAGTAATAAGTACAGAGAACATTTAATCTAAATAGTCAAAAGCTGAGTCACAAGAGCAATTAACAGAGTTGCCGGGCCAAGACGAAATATGAATGGTGCCGGTTTAGGTGGAAGACTGGTAGCAAACCGTAGAAATACGGCAAGTGCTTCACAGTTAGGTAGTAGAGAACAAAGGCGATATGACTTAAATGTTGCCTTTAGTGGTGAAGGGGGTAAATGATGAACAAATATTTACTGTCTATGCAGATAATACAGAGTATCCGTGAAAAAACTGATACTGCTGTATTATATTATTCAGCCGGAGGTAAAGATAGTATAGCCTTATTGGACATGCTTGCTGGTATGTTTAATAAGGTTATATGCTATTATATGTACCTTATTCCCAACTTAGACCATGTCCAACCTTATATCAAATGGGCAGAAACAAAATACAATAACGTAGAAATTCGCCAAATAAAGCATTTTCAACGTGATTATTATGATGCCTGTGGATTCTTTCGTGAACCAAACATTTCAATCAAGCCAAGAAAAATTGGAGAAATAGAACAAGCTGTGAGAGAAGAAACAGGCATATCATACGCATTCAGCGGGATGAAAGGTGTAGATGGATACATGAAGCGGATGCGGTTAAAGAAATTCGCGAAGTCCAGTTATATAACAGACAAAGGTATGGTCTATCCTCTTGCATTATGGACGAACAAGGAAGTGCTTCAATATATTAGACTAAGAGGATTAATACAACCTTTTGTGTATGATCCAGGTGCTATAAGTCAAGGTTTTACCATTGATTTAAAAACAATGCTCATGATGCGAAACAAATATCCACATGATTTTAAACGTATTTTGGAAGAGTTCCCATACTCTGAAAAGCTAATTTTCGATTATGAATATAAACACAGAAAGTAGAGGTATTGAGTCAGAAAAAAATCGTTATCGGAATTAGAAAGTCAAAGAATGCGTATTCTGTATCGTGCAGCTCGTCAATATGGGCTAGGCACAAACAGACAGCATTCTGTACGTGATAGAGTCAATTTTGTTACAAGCAGATATAGAACAAATATGTTCAGATACTTTGGCTCAGACACGATTTCTCCTGCACAAGTAAAACAAGGAGTACCAAAAAGATTTTATGTAGGATTAAAAAACGCGCAAGGTAGTAAAGGATGATGACAAGAAATAAAATAACGCAACCGGAAAGTAGGGAGATACAACGAAGTATCATAAAATTTGCCAATTATAATCCTCGTAAAATTGCCCCAGAAGCTCGAAAGAACTTGAAAGCGAACTTAAAACGTATAGGATTATTGGGCGGTGTAGTTTGGAATGAAGTTACAGGTAATCTTGTATCAGGGCATCAGCGTATCTCGATTATGGATGAGGTGAATAAGTATAACTCTGACACGAAAGAAAATGACTATCTAATTCGTGTTGAAGTAGTTCACATGGATGAAAAAACCGAGAAAGAACAAAATATCTTTATGAATAACAGAAATGTTCAAGGAGAGTTTGATTCCGATATGTTGAAAGAACTACTTGATGGCATTGATTATAATTATGCTGGGCTAAATGATTTTGACCTAAATATGTTAGGTGTCGGTGATATTGATTTTGCTGTAAATGATGAAATTTGGAGTAAAGACAATATTCTAAACGATTCACTATACAGTATAGATGAAATAACCAAAGAAGGAGAAGAAAATAAAAACATTGATCGTTCCGGGGACTTTTATAGCGATTCAAAAGAAAATCAAATTGCACGCCACAATGAAGTACAAAAAATAAAAGACAGAATAGGACGTCAAAATAGTTTTGAGAAAGACAATGGTATGTTAAGTTATGTCGTTTTGTCTTTCAAAAGTCCTACAGAAAGAGCGAACTTCATGGAAATGTTCGGTTATGGATTTGATGAACGTTATATTGACGGAAAGGAGTTTATGGATAGGGTCGAATTTGGAATTGAGTAATCAAAATAAACAGATACGCGCGCATGGGAAAGAAGCCAGACATATCGAAATTCAGAGAGGTCCTTCATAAAACAGGTGGAAATCTCTCTAAGGTTGCTGCTGCATTCAATGTAACCCGAAAAACCGTGTATGATTGGGCCAGAACAGACTGCCAGTTCAAAGATGCTATCACCGACGAAAGAGGTTCTCTGGTAGATGAATGCCTTGTATCTGCACGTGTACTTGCGCTTGGTATCCCTGAGAAAGATGAAAATGGGAACTTTATCGGATGGCGTGAACGTCCAGATGGGTATATGATTCGCTATTTACTTTCCACATTAGGAAGAAAAGAAGGTTTTGGAGACCGAGAAGACGAAGACGCAGATATTCCAAAGGATATTGACCATGGAATTTCTATTGACTCATGGATTAAAGACAAACTGAAATGATTGTACCCCAAACGATATATCATCCGCTATATACCGATAGCGAGAAATTTATCATTCTCATTACCGGTGGCCGTGGCTCGGGGAAGTCTTTCAACGCTTCTACCTTCATTGAGCGTCTGACATTCGAAATGACTCCCACAGAGAAGATAGTCCACCAGATTCTTTATACACGTTACACGATGGTATCAGCCGGGATGTCTATCATTCCAGAGATGATGGAAAAGATAGATTTGGATGGAACAACGAAGTATTTCAAGACCACCAAGACGGACATCGTAAATCGGATGACCGGCAGTCGTATCATGTTCCGGGGTATCAAGACTTCTTCCGGGAATCAGACGGCAAAGTTGAAATCAATTCAGGGTATCACCACCTTTGTCTGTGATGAAGCAGAGGAATGGACCAGTGAGGAAGAGTTTGACAAGATTATGCTCTCTATCCGTAAGAAAGGAATCCAGAACCGGATTATCATCATTATGAATCCCTGTGACTCCAATCACTTCATCTACAAGAAGTATATCGAGAATACTCACCGGATGGTGGAGATTGACGGCGTTCAGGTGCAAATTTCCACTCATCCGAATGTTCTACATATTCATACGACTTATTTCGACAATATAGCAAACTTATCTCCTGAGTTTCTGAGAGAGGTTGAAGAAATGAAAGAGAAGAACCCGGAGAAATATGCTCATGTCGTTATCGGCCGATGGGCTGACGTGGCCGAAGGTGCCGTGTTCAAGAAATGGGGCATCGTGGATGAGTTCCCCATGTGGTGCAAGAAGGTGGCTATTGGACAGGACTTTGGTTATACCAATGACCCATCGGCTTCTATTCGATGTGGCATCGTAGACAATGCGCTTTATCTGGATGAAGTGGATTATAGAACTGGATTACTTTCTGGGGATATTATAAAGACGCTACGCCCGTGGAATTTGAGAGTGATTGCCGACAGTGCGGACCCGCGACTCATTCAGGAGATTCATAACGGAGGGATTAAAATATACGCGGTAGAGAAAGGACAAGGTTCTGTCAATGCCGGTATTGACAAGATGCAGGGTATGGAAATTTTCATTACAAGGCGTTCTTACAATCTTCAACGGGAGTTCAGAAATTATGTTTGGGCAAAGGATAAGGACGGAAACTACATCAACGAGCCGGAAGACCACGATAACCACGGTATTGACGCTGCACGCTACTATGTGCTGGGAGAACTTCTCGGTAGAATTATGAAACCCAAAGACGTTTCAGGAATATTTGGACATTAAACTTTGAGATATGACTATAGAAGAAATTTTAGCTATGCCGGAAGTAGAGAGAAAAATCTACTATCTGAAAAAAGGACGAAAGACCGAGCAACCAAACGCTCACGCTCTTTACAACGACTGGAATCCGAACAAGCACGAGATAGTGATAGATGAAGAGAAATACCCGAAAATCAAAATCACTACCCAGCCTGAGAAACGGATTACAGACCCTACAACCGGGAAAGAATATGTTGAGCCGGCGGTAAGGAAAGAAGTTGACCCGAACAGGATTGCTCTTCCTATCGAGCAGGACATCGTGAACATTCAGACTGCCTTCACCGTTGGAACAGAACCGGTCCTTGATTGCCAGCCGGACCAGTCGGAAGAAAGCCTTCTTTCCACATTGAAGCAGGTGTTCAAGAAAAACAAGTTGAAATACCAGAACAAGAAAGTAGTCCGGGCATGGCTGGCCGAGCAGGAAGTGGCCGAATACTGGTATGTGGTGAAGGATGACGGCTTCTGGGCAAAGCTCAAACGAAAGATTTCAGGAATCTTCGGCAAATCAAAACCTGAATACCGTCTGAAGAGTGCCATCTGGTCTCCGTTCCGTGGCGACAAGCTCTATCCCTTCTTCAATGATCAGGGGGATTTGGTAGCCCTATCCCGTGAGTACAAGAAGAAAGACCTGAACGATGTAGAGATTACATGTTTCATGACCATTACCAAGGACATGGTTTACCAATGGGAACTGACAAGTAATTGGACCGACAAAGGTACGTTCGCACATGGATTCAAAAAGATGCCGGTGATTTACATGTACCGTCCGGAAGCGTATTGTGAGAAGATTAAGAGTCTTCGCGTAAGACTGGAGAAACTTCTTTCAAACTATGCAGACTGTATCGACTACCACTTCTTCCCTATCCTCATGCTTTTTGGTAACGTGGAGAATTTCTCAGGTGAGTTCAAGAATCGTGTAGTCGAGCTGACCGGTCAGGGAGCAAATGCCCAGTATCTTACCTGGTCTCAGGTGCCCGATACGGTAAAATTTGAGGTGGAGACGCTGTTAAGTCAGATATACGGACTGACCAATACGCCCAGAATCTCTTTCGACTCCCTGAAGGGTACAGGAAACGCCGTTTCCGGTGTGACTTTCGACTATGTGTTCATGTCCACCCACCTGAATGTGGAGAACCTGAATGAAACCGTCGGCGAGTTCATGCAACGACGGGTAAACTTTCTTGTCTCTGCGTTGGGTTCCGTGAATTCCACCCTTGAAGAAGCCTCCGAAACCATTGACGTGGATGTGCAGATGCAGCCGTATAAGCTGGAGGACATCAAAGACAAGATAGACACGGCAATCAAGGCCAAGGACGGTGAAATCTGGTCGCAACAGCGGGCTATCACCTTTGTGGGGAACGTGGATGCAGTTCTGGATGAGATTGAAGCCATCAAGGAAGAGCAGGCTGAGAAGCAGAAGAACGACATTGAGAAACAGAAACAGCTTTCCTCTCTTAAAAGTTCCAGCAGCAAATCTGAAGAATAGAACAATTCAGTCAGAATATTTACGGGGATAATACAAAACAGAATGATATAAATCTAAAATATTGACTATTTGAATAGCGGTATCTTTCGAGGTATCGCTATTTTCTTTATCATAGTAAAAACATGAATACTCCTTTGTAATTATTCGTTATTTTACTATATTTGCATCGTAATTAAGTCTTAAACGCTATGAGCTACAAATCAGTTAAAGACGTTGTAACGCTGCTTACTGAAAATGGCTTTTGGTTCGTGAGGCAGAAAGGCAGTCACATGGTTTACACTGATGGTAGCCATGTAGTGATTGTCCCAGACCACGGCAAGAAAGGCGTTGAGAAAGGCACTTATTACAACATTCTGAGGCAAGCGGGGCTAAAATAGCCCCCGCCTCTTTTGTTTAACGATAAAAAGGAGGTCAGTATGAAAATCGTAGAAGTGATTGTAGAACATGCTGGAAATAATCTTAGTGCCTATATTGAAGGTGCTCCGGTGATTACTGTCGGTAACGACGTGAAGGAAATCGAAAAGAACATGAAGGAGGCTGTTGAACTTTACTTGGATTCATGTAATGAAATGAACATCGCTCCAGTGGAAATTTTGCAGGGAGAGTTCACATTGAAGTTCAAGATAGATGCTGCCACCTTCATCAACTATTACAGCAGTATCTTTACCAAAGCTGCTTTGAGCCGGATAACCGGAATCAATGAACGCCAGTTGTGGCATTATGCGGCAGGAGTACACAAACCCCGTAAACAGCAGTTGGAGAAGATTCAGAAAGGTATTAACGCGCTGACAGAGGAACTGGCAGCTATAAATTTGTTATGATTATTAATTAAATATAATGGAGGATAGTACAATGAAAGCAAAAGATGTAAATCCAAGTAATTTTAAGGTTGAGAATGTTGTATTTGAAAATGATGATTTTTCTATAGCGATAGGTATTTGGGAAAATGGGGAAAGAAGAATGGCAATGAGATGGAATGGCTATGGAGATGATCCCGGATACCCAAAATTATTTAAAAATCCAGTCTGGTTCATGGTTGATGACTCTTTAATTTTACCTTTCCTGAATGCTTTGAGGAACGTAAAAGATTCTGACAAAAAAGAAATAGAAGCAGCTATATTGAAATTTTGAAAGTATAATTGAATGATGTTCCAGCGTGATTACCCTAGTAGTCACGCTTTCTTTTTGTCTAAAAACGAACATTCTCCCAATTGTTTCGTATCGTTAGCCTTAAAATTTCCCCTTCCCTTTCTCTATAAGTAAATTTACCGTATGAAATTATTAATCAAACTCATACGGTATGACAATCTTTGAACTAATCTTGGCAGGACTGCAACAAAAATTCTCTGGGGTGGACACTGCTACACTCACCCGTATCGCCACAAAGAAGGCAGAGGGTGTAACGGACGAAACGAAGGTGACCTCCATCGTGGAGGGTATCTCATTTCAGGACGTGATGCAAAACTATGGTGATTTCCGTGCAGGACAGGCGCAGACTTCCGCTGTTTCAAACTACGAGAAGAAGCATGGACTGAAAGACGGAAAACCAATCGAGAATCCGAAACCAGAACCACCGAAACCAAACGACCCTCCAAAGCCGCAGGAGACAGACATCGCAAAGATGATTGCCGATGGCATCGCCGCCGGTATCAAGCCGTTTGCCGACAAGCTGGCCAAAATGGAGGAAAATGAAGCGCAGGCGCAGCGCAATTCTCAGATTTCAGCAGTGGCGAAGAAGTACGGTATTCCCGAATTTATGCTGAAAGACCGCAACATTCCCGAAAACACGGACTTGGACACTTATTTCAAGGACATGAAGCAGGATATGTCTAACAACGGTTTTCAGTTCTCCAAAGCTCCTGAAACTGCCGAACAGAAGCAGGAGAAGGAAGCGAGCGAGTTCGCCAAAATGATTGAGGCGGACACAAAATCTATTGTCGAACAACAAAACAAGTAATTTATGTCAGCAGGATTTAAGTACAACATTGAGCCTGAACCGTCCATCGAGGAACGCTATGACGTTTCTACCGGTGTAAGACGTAGAGGCCCTTACAAGCTGGATACGGCCAACCTTGTCGCTGGTTCGTTTCTTCCATCCTTTACACCGATTGCCGCCGACTTGGTGAAGAAGACCGCTCAGGTGGCTATCCGTGTAGAAGTCTATGAAAAGTTTACCACCGGTTCCAATACCACATTGAAAATCAAGAAAAACTCTTTGGCTTATGTGGGTATGCATCTGGGTAATGGTTCTCATGGGGCTACCATCAACAGTATTGACAAATCAAACAAAGATTTCGATAAGTTGACGCTGTCTGCCGACTTTGGCGAAACATTGGAAGCTGGTACTGTACTCTATGAAGCTACAGCGGTAAGCGGCACAACTCCGAAAGTCATTGCTAACTCAGCCTTGTACGGAAGAGTACAAGTAGAAGAAGGCATTGTATTAGTTGCTCTTTTGATGCGAGCATTCGAGATTGAGCCTACCAAATTGGTTATGCCTTTCTCTGACATTGACAAGGCCAACATGCCGCATTTCCAGTTCAACGCTGCAGGCGTGCAATCCCCGGCTGGTGTTTCGTATGAACTGCCAGAAGCTTCTGATTCTGTGATGGGAGGTATTCAGTTGGGATTCTCTCAAAGCGGAAAGAAATATCCAGTAGCATTGGAAGGTGGAAAGGCGTATGTAGAAGTACCTTGGACGGACAATAACACTACCTATCAGGCAGCTAACTCAAGTACCTTGGGATTGGTAAAGCAGGGTGCAAAAGTTGATGATGCAGCAGGTGGTGATGAGAAAGATAAAATTAATGCTCTTCTAGCATCGTTGAGAGCAGCAGGTATAATTGCAAGCAAATAAAGAAAGGAGGACTAATATATGATGCTAACTATTCATACTCTGTTTAACGACCCCAACATCGTTAACGCCGTTATTCAGCGTGTCCTTCAGACTCGTAAGGATACAATCTACTGGCAGCAGTACCTCGATTTCCGTAGAACGACTACTCGTGTGTTCAAGGACTACATCGGACAAGTTACGGGCGTGATGGCCGGTTCTATCAACTCTCGTTATGGTGAGAAGCCTATCCGTGAACGCCGGAATATCGGCTCAGGATATGGTGAAATCGCTTATCTTGGCGATGCTTACCAGATTTCCATTGACCGCTTGTCTGAGCTTCAGGACTTGATTGACAAGTTCAATGCAGCTAAACCTGCCGACCAGGTAGCAGCCATGCAGGAAATCGTGAACTTCATCTATGATGATTACCGTCAGGTACTTTTGGCAGCCCACAAGCGCATGGATATTATTGTAGGTTCACTTCTGATGACCGGAGAAGCAACAGTCAAGAATAAGGATGACAATGCCGGAGGCGTTGACCTTCTCGACATTGAATTGCCGTTCAAGTTCATCAAGCCTGATACTGGTGCGAAGACGAACTTCATCACCTATTTGCAGCAGCAGATTAATGCTCTGAAAGCTGATTATGGAAACTTCCAGAAGATGATTATGTCCCGAGGAACTTTCGTGAAGAATATCATCGGGTCGGCTGAGTTTGGTGACAAGTTCAAGATGCAGCTTACAGGAAATGAAATGTACCTTTCAACCGGTTTGATTACATCTCAACTGGCTTCCCAAGTGTTCACTGGCATCGGGCTTCCGGCCATTGAAATCAAGGAAGATTACGTAAAAGACCAGACCGGAAAGAACGTGCAGATTTACGCCGACGACCGTATCACCTTGCTTCCGCAGGATAAGGTCGGTTATATGCGTTTCCACACTCCATACGAAGCAGTGGACGGCGTACCGGGACGTAACTACACCCAGGCAGACGGTGATATGCTTATTTCCGGTTACAAGGACAAGAACGGTCGTTATCTGGAATACACCGCAGAGTGGATTCCTCAGATTACGAACCCGAATCTGATTGTGAACTTTGATTTGTCAACCATGAACGCATGACAGTAAATGACTACATATCACAGAAGTTTCAGACCTTCGGCATCAACTTGTCGGAGGCTGACCTTTTGGAGATAAGTTTTTCTTCAGAAGTAAGCGGAGAGGATGAGATGGGCCCGTCAAACATCGGACTTGTTTCAGTGGCTATGGCGAAGTTCATCCCCTCTCTATTACTCCGTGCCACTTCCATCAGTGAGAACGGTTTCTCTATGTCATGGGATACAAAAGGCGTAAAGGAATACTATTCTTTCTTGTGCAAGAAGTATGGTCTTGAAGATACGTTAAGCGATAAACCTAAAGTCAGATTCCTATGATATTTGCTCCACATACATTACAGGTTAAGGTCTTTACTCCGATGGAAACAGACGAGTTTGGCCGACCTATCCCCGGAACCGGTGGTGAAAGCTGGCAGGACGTGTGTAAATGCCGTTGTGATGATAACTCGACCAAGGAGTTTACTTCGGAGAACGGTGAGGTGTTCCGACCGAATTATCACGTAGTCTGTGAGAAGAAAATCTCACTGAGTGCTGGTGATGAAGTCAGATGTATGGACGGTGAGAATGTCCGTGGAACTGGCAAAGTTTACATGGTGAAGAATACAAACTATTTTGGTTACTCAGAGATATGGATGTGAAGTTTGATTTTTCGGACGTGGATAGCTTTTTCGAACAAGGTTATGCCGAGGTGAAAGCCGTTGAGGAGAAGGTTGGTAAAGAGGCTGTCGATTACGCTGTAAAGAATGGCAACTATCAGAACCGGACTGGAAGACTCCGTAAGTCAAATAAGTATTCAGTTGAGGATGACGGATTGGTGATTAGAAACGATGCTGAGTATGCCTCGCACGTCGAATCTAAAGGCTATGAAGTATCAACTGGTGCGGCTCTATACGCTGAGAAACGATTGAAGGAGGAAGTCAAATGATAGTAACTACCGACATCGCGAACATACTCTACCGTGATTGCCAGCCTTTCGGTATTCCCATCGTTCCTCACGGCAAGAAGCTGACGGGCGAATTGAAATCCGAAAGGATTGTCATTCATGCCAAGAAACAACAGCCAAGCAAATATTGGAAGAAATCTTTCGTAGAAGTGAACCTTTGTGTTCCCGACCTGAAAGACGGTGAAGCCAACACCATCCGTCTGAACGAGCTGGAGAAACAGGCGCAAGAATTGTTTGACGGAATAACCGGACGCTATGATGGTACCACCTATCATTATTCCATCGAGTCAATCGGAACTGAGGAGGACACATCCTTAAAGTGTCACTATGTGAATGTAAGAATTTTGTTTGAAGTTTTAAATGTGAAATAATATGGCAGAATCAAAGAAAATCACCGCCGTGAATATCAAGAAACTTTGGTATGGCGAGACAAATGCTATCACAGCAGATTTGACTGGGCAGGCTTTATATACTCTTTTACAAGGTGAAACCTTAAAAGAGGTTAAGAATATCCATCAGGATACATGGACACTTGAAGAAGCGGAAGCAAGCCGCACTAACTACAAGAACCAGCTTACCGGTCAGACTTATCGTAGTGATAAGGAAATGGGCGATGTAACCGTGAACTTCACCATTGGTGAGTACGACTATCCGACCAAGAAAGACCTCATGGGTGGTGATGTAATTAACACTGATAAGGGTTGGAAACGAGCAAGAGGCAAGGTAAACATTGAGAAGTTACTTGTCGCTTTGACTGACGATGACCAGTATTGTGTGATTCCCCGTGCTGACATCGGTGCACGTGAAGCCACAACAGACAAGGCTGTCGGTATTCCTGTAAGTGCGGTGGAACTGGAACCACAAAATGCAGAAGTTGCACCGGAATACTGGTTTGACTCATCTGAAGTAAAAGCAGGTGCTTAATGCCTATCCAATAGGTAGAGATTGAATTCCATAACAGGGGTGGGCTTTATGGCTTCACCCCTTAATTTTTATCTTTTATCAGAATGAATCAAGGAGCAAAAATAGTAACTGAATCCATTATCGGAAGTGATTTCAGAACGGTGTTTGTCGCTGGGAAAGCCTACACGGTCTACCCTCCTACTATCCACAAGCTGGCCGGGGCAATCTCCCATTTGTCAGGCGTACAAGAAGCAGACAATTTGAAAGAAGTGCTTCTCTCCCTTGGAGAAAGCGAGGCTTACAGCAAGGCTCTCTCCTGGCTGATAGCTGGTGACGAAAGTTTAAGTGAAGAACTGGCAAAAGGAACATACGAAGAAAACGTAAATGCTTTAGATGAAGCACTCTCTATGATTGACTCAAAGGTTTTTCTCAAAGCTGTCAGCTTGGCGAGGAACGTAAGTCTGCTGGCAGCGAAACCGAGGTCGTAGGAAATGATACTCTCTTGGGACAGATTGCATCGTTCATGGAAAATCTGCATCTGTCATACCGGGAAGTGGTCTATGAGATACCATACAGGAATTTAGTATTAATGCAGCGTGACAAACTCCATACAGTTACCGGAACCAAGGTTACAAAGGTGAAGGGTAAGGATATGGCTTCACGCAGACGAAGAAACAAGAAATAGATATGGCTACACTATCAGAGATTTTTTTATATATTTGTCTAACAATTAAATTTTAAAGCCGAGTCAGAAGAAAAAGTTGGAATGATTTGATTGCGCAATTAGACAGAATTGCGGCAAATCCGAGAATAACGGAATCCCGTTATCAAAGAGCTAAGCGAACTCAAATTCAATATGCAGAGAATATTCTCAATTCAAAAGGTGGAAGTAATGCATATCGTCAAGGATTTGAGCAGGCACGTAATTATAAAGCCACCAGACGTACCTACATGGGGCTTAATGGCGGATAATTCGAGGTAGATAATTTAAGGCGGGAAATCCCGCCTTATTTATTTTCTATGTACTTCTATTATTTTGCCTAAATGAAAAGCTATTTGCCAAAAAGCATATAAATCAGCACGTATCATATTTGGTATGAACCTAAAGCCGTCAACTTCTACTAAAGCCGTATCACGTTCTTTGGCATATCCAACGGCAATATACAAATATTTGTAAGGTTTAGGTACAAACGGAAAGTTTCCGTTATTGTAATCGTCAATGAAATATTCTTTATCTGGTTGGGTTACATCAGGATTAAGAACATATTTGCCGTTTCTATCTTTGAGCAAATAACGATTTGCGGTAATACCCTCTTTGATTTCTCTATACTCTTCTTTCTTTGCCCCTGCTATTATCTGGTCGAAATAAACCTGTTTTATAGGCAAGTAAAGGGTATTCTCTTTAGTAGGTGCTTCCATAATTATTCTATTTTAAGATTTATATCTTTTCCACAATGAGGACAAGTCAAAGATATACCATCCTTTTTGTGACGTATTTCTTCTGGATTAGCAAATAGCTGCCATGTTTCAACACCTAAAACAGATGCAAATTTTTTAATAGTTTCTAATGTTGGATTTTTCATTAATCCATTAAGATTTTGTTTTTTGATACCTAACAAATCAGAGAAAGCCGTTTTGGTCAACCCTTTTTCTTTTAGTAATGCTTCAATATTATCCATATCTATAAAATTTAATGCTACAAAATTACTTATTCTTATATATGTAATGTTATTCATATTACTAAATAATGTTAAGATAAAGATAAAACATTACTTTTTATTTGTGTGGTAATGTTTTAAACATTACATTTGCATCATCAAACAATAAGTAATAGTAATTAAAACAATAAAATATAAAGAACTATGGCAACAGAAAAAAGAAACCTATTAAAAGAGATTATGAACCTTGCTTGGTCTTTTGTACGCAAGAACGGTTATTCAATGAGTGAAGCGTTGAAATGCGCTTGGACTAATATCAAACTTCGTGCATTGCTTCATAAGAAGGTGGTTGAGTTCTATTTCAAGAAAACAGACGGTACACTGCGTCAGGCTTTCGGTACTTTAATGAGTGATAGAATACCAGAAACAAAGGGTACAAAGAAAACAGCAGATAACTGCCAGGTATACTTCGATACAGAAAAGAACGAATATAGATGTTTCAAAAAGTGCAATCTTATAAAAATAGCATAATTATGAGTACAGAAATGGTAATGAATGCAAGCAGCATTCAGATAAGCGAAAAAACAAAAATGTTAATGAAATGCCGTGCCGCATTAAGCGATTTATACAACAATGTAGATGATATAGTTAGTAATGATGATGAAGTCAACTATAATAATTTGTTTGATAAGTTTGAATCAGCATTTCAGAATCTTGATGAAAAATTAGTAGCATTATTAAATGCTCGTATTGAAGTTGTTTCAATAAATAAAAACTATAAAATGATGTAATTATGGCAAAGATAGAACTAAGAGAAAGCGATATGCAGAGAGCAAGAAACCTTAATCGTAAAAATGGATGGGGGTTAACAGCCGACCAGATGAAAAGAATTATATCGGCATACGAGAAAGGCAACGATTATAAGCGTGCTTTAATAGAGTATCGTTTGACAGATGTAAACTTTCATACCGAAGTTGAACTTCTGAAAAACGGTAAATTCAATGAGTTAAAAGAACAAGTAAAAGAATGGTAACATTAAAAACAATAGATATGGATTTTTCAGAAGTTAGTAAAAAATTGGGTGGCCTTACAGCAGACCAAATTTTCGAGTTAGCCACACTTGGCAAGGGTATTTTAAACATGTATAGCAGTATAGACTTGGCTTCAAGTCTGACTAACCTTGTTAGCTTTATCATTACGGATGATGATTTTGACATTGAGGACAACAAATATGCGATTGATGCTATATTGCGTATATCTAAAATGCTGTCAGACCTTAATGCCAAATGCTGGGGCGAACGAAAGACTATGCTCGGACTTACTGGCGTACACATGGATAATGCAACTTATGGATTAGGTAATGCAGAAAAGATAGAAGATATAAATCAGGTAAGAAAAGCATCATAAAAACACCCACGCACGACAATTTTGAAACAATCAGCCAAATGTTTGTTCTGATTACGGCAATTTTTAGGATAAACATTTGGCGGTTGGTAACTTTGCCTTAGAACGAAATGCGCTTCGTGGCAGTTGCGCTGCAAAGATATTCAAGGCATTTCTTTTAAGGGGTAAACTGCCACTTTAGACCTCTTTTAAGATTTGCCTTTTTATATGTCAGGCGTGACAGGTCAAGGCAAGCCATTCAGGTGTGTATGGGTTCAAATCCCAGCTTGCTACAAATTCAGTCAAAATAAAATCCCCAAAGGCGAAAGTGACTGAGTCGCCAATGGGGATAATGTTAAACTTAACATACACAAAGGTATGAATAAAATTCAGATTTTCCAAAATGAGCAGTTCGGAAAAGTAAGAATTGCTATGAATGAGAATGAAGAACCGTTGTTTTGCTTGGCAGATGTATGTAAGGCTGTCGGCTTAACAAATCCATCTTCTGTAAAGGCAAGGCTTGATAAAGAAGACGTGCAACTTGTTGATTTACACGCCCTAAAACAGAATGAGGGTATAATAATAGGTAATTCAACTGCTAATTTCATAACAGAAGGTGGATTTTACGATGTTCTTCTTTACTCTGATGCGCCACAAGTTAAACCGTTTCGTAAATGGGTTACCAGCGAAGTTCTGCCATCAATCCGCAGGCATGGTGCATACATGACACAAGAAACGCTTGAAAAGGCTTTGACCTCACCTGATTTCTTAATCCAACTTGCAACCAACCTGAAAGAAGAAAAGCAGAAACGAATTGAAGCTGAACAAAAGGCTGAACTTGCAGAACAAACAATAAAGTCCAATGCACCTAAAGTCTTGTTTGCTGATGCTGTTTCAACTTCTCAACGCTCATGCTTGGTAGCCGAGCTTGCAAAAATATTGCAGCAGAATGGCGTGAATATAGGTCAGAACCGTTTGTTCGCTTGGATGCGTGAAAATGGCTACTTATGCTCAAAAGGTCAATATTACAACCAGCCCACACAAAAGGCTATGGATTTAGGGTTGTTTGAACTGAAGCAGACGACAATAAACAAGCCTGATGGTTCGATACTTGTTTCTACAACCACAAAAGTAACAGGTAAAGGTCAAGTTTATTTCGTAAATAAGTTTTTGGGTAAAGATGCAGCTTAATTATGAGAGAAGCATTTAAAATAACGGCAGGTTTGCGATTTGGCAGACTTGTCGTTCTAAAACAGGTAGAACGAAAATCTGATGATAAAGACAAGCATTTCAAGTGGCTTTGCCAATGCGATTGCGGCAAAACTTGTGTTGTTCGTTCAAGTAATTTGAGAAATGGGATAACAAAGAGTTGTGGGTGTTCAAAGTTTGATATAAAAGATATTACAGGTCAAAGGTTTGGAAGATTGATAGCTTTAAAACACGTTGGATTCGCAAGTAATCATGTTGCATTATGGAAATGTAAATGCGATTGCGGTAAGATGATAGTCGCCAGAGAATGCAATTTACATAGTGGCATAACTAAAAGTTGTGGCTGCTTAAATGTGGAAAGAACAAAAGAAACTAATATAAAACACGGTAAAACACATACAAGGCTGTATAATATATGGTCTAAGATGAAAGAACGCTGTTGCAATCCTACAAGAAAAGCATATAAAAATTATGGTAAAAAAGGTGTTAGTGTTTGTGATGAATGGCTAAACGATTTTCAGAAGTTTTGCGATTGGGCAATAGTAAACGGTTATAAAGAAAATCTTACAATAGACAGAATAAATTCAGATGGCAATTATGAGCCTAAGAATTGCAGATGGGTAACTTTAAGTGAAAATGTAAGGCAGAAATATAAATCTGACTTTATAACTGTTGGCAATAAATCTTTAACTATACATGATTGGTCGCAACGGTTAAATCTATCTCAAGATACTTTGCGAAACAGATATAAAGAATTTGGCAAAAAATGGGTTGAAGAAGCGATAAAAACTGTATTAGAAACAGGTGATAATAGCCATATCTATAAGCGGAAAGAATATGCTAATGGTAGAATAAAACATCGAAAAAACATAAATACGCAACAATAGTTTATTTGTTCGGTATTCATTCCTCTAAAATCTGAATGTTAATGAAATGAATAGTAATTTCAAACCATTAATATTCAGATTTTTATATATGCGATTTAAGGGTGATATTTCAGGATTGGACGAACTTCAGGAACGGATTGACGATGCGTACTTCTCTGTTCTTTCAGAAGTTGGCAGGAATGCGACACGGAACGCAAAGAATCAAAAGACATTTCAAAACAGGACAGGGAACCTTGCCAATGCAAACGGTGGGTGCGTTGTCCGCAATGGTCAGATTGTGGATATGTGGGTGGAAACGGACGGCTCCCATCCCGATGCAGTGAAGAAAACAGAGAATTTGCTTATCTATTCTGAAAAGCCCAAAGACGGACTTTATTTGGCCAATGGAATGGAATATGCGAGCTATGTGGAAAGTAAAGGGTTTGAAGTGATACTAACAAATGGGGTCTTATTTGCGGAACGAAATATTAATAAGAAACTTAATATAAAATGATATGGCAGGTATATTTTCAGATGTAAGTACTGATATTCAGAAGTTAAGACAACTGAAAGCGGAAATCGAGAATGTAAAAAAGGCATTGAAGGGCATAGATGTCAATGTGAAAATTGATATTGCAAAAGGAATGGAAGCCCAACTACAGTCGTTGATGAAAAAATATGATGCTTTGGTTAAGAAGGTTAGTGAAGCGGAAGGAAAAATTATGAGTTCAACCAAACGCATCAATGATGCCTCAGAAAAGATAATCAAGGCGCAAGAACAACTGTCAAAGGCAGCTGGAATGAATACAAAGCCTGATAATGGAAATGCTGACGTTTCATTAAATAATGTAGGCACAGCAAATGTACAGGCACAGGCCAAGGCTTATGATGAATTGGCGAAAGAAATAGATTCCGTAATGGGAACACGTTCTCAAAACATTAAGCGGATGATAGATGAACAGAATGCTATCCGTTTGATTAACGAGGAAATAAAGAAACTCACCAAATTTCAGACAGGTAATTCGACGCTTACAAACACACAGCAAAAACGATTAGAACAACTCAACAACTCGTTACTGACACACAAAGCGGCTTTGTCTGATGTACGGCAGACATTAATGAATAATGTCAAATTAGATAATTCCGCAACAACTTCAATGAACGGGATTTCTCAGTCGTTATCACGTATGAGGATAGCTTATCGTGAATTGACAGAGGAAGAACGTAATTCACCATTTGGAAAAGAATTGCTTGCATCTATTCAGCAGGCAGATGCGAAAATTAAGGAACTAGATGCTACAATAGGGAATCACCAAAGGAATGTTGGGAATTACGCTAAAGGATATAACGGCTTGAATATGTCCGTCCAGCAGATTGTGAGAGAATTGCCATCCGCTGCGATGGGATTAAATATGTTTTTCTTGGCTATTTCAAATAACCTGCCTATTCTGACAGATGAAATTAAGCGTGCAAAGGCAGCCAATGAAGAATTAAAAGTCTCCGGACAAAAAGGTATTCCTGTTTGGAAACAAGTTGTGTCATCATTATTTAGCTGGCAATCTGCACTAATGGTAGGTATTACTTTGCTTACGGTTCACGGAGATAAGGTTTGGGAATGGGCTAAGAGGATTATAGTTGGAGAGTCAGCCGCGGAAAAAATGAAAAAAACGTTGATAGAGTTGAATGAGATAGAGAAAAATGCTTATGCGACTCAAATCAAAACGAGAATGGAGCTTAATGGAATTATTTCTTCAATAGAAAAATTCAATGGCACAAAAGAACAGGAGAAACAAAAAATAGATGAATTAAATTCAAAATATGGCTCAATATTTGGCGCTTATAACAATTTGGCGCAATGGTATGATGTTTTGATTAATAAAGGAGACGCTTATATTAATTCTTTATTTGCTCAAGCCAAAGCCCAGTCTTACATACAAAAAGCAATGGAAGCAGAACAAAAAATTAGAGATATAAAAGCTAATGGAATTGAATCATATAGACCAACTTGGGGAGCTGGTGGAAAAGTCTATCAATTCTTTGGCGGAGGTAAAAAGAATCAATATGGAAGTGATCCTGCAGAGCTTGCGTATAATGCTGCATTAGCACAAGCGGAGAATGAGAAAAGTAATGCATTAAAAAATGCAGAAGAAGCACAAAGCACGTATTTAAATGAAATAAAAAAAGGAGGAATTTTTGATTACAGAACAATTATCAACAAAGATGCCGAGCGACAAAAGAAGGAGCAGCAACAGCTTGCAGAAGAGCTCCTTCAGCTTCGCAGGAGCAATCAGCAGGAAGAAATCAACCTGATGGAAGAAGGTTCTGAAAAGAAACGCAGACAGATTGAGCTGGATTACCAGCGAGAAATCGACGAAATTAGGAAACAGCGCAAAAAATGGGAAGATGCACAAGAAGGAAAACTTACGTCTGAGCAGCGGGAAGTATTAGGAAGTCGTGCGTCTAATGCCATGACGTCGCGTGAAAAAGGTCTGGCCGAAATTACAGAAACTGAAAATCAAGCTGCAATCGAGGCCAACGAACGTTACCTGAAAAGCTATGGTACATTTATGCAGAAACGTGATGCAATCATAGCCGAGTACACCCGTAAAATCTCAGAGGCCACTACTCAGGGAGACAAGGACATACTCCAAAAAGAAATGGATAAGGCACTCTCCTCCCTTGATCTTGAGAAGCTGAAACAGGGAATCAACTGGGAACTTATCTTCGGTGACTTGGACAAGGTATCCAAAAAGTCCCTGAACAAGGTAAAGCAGCAGCTTAGGGACTTCAAGAACTCCGAAGAATACAAGAATATGGCTGTTGACCAGAAGAAGGTCATTGACGAGGCTTTAAGCAACATCCAGTCAACCCTTATCGACAAAGGAGGATTGCTGGCCGACCTACCCGAACAGTTAAGCGAATTGGCCAAGGCACAGGAAGAACTGTCACAAGCTCAGGAGGAATACAACGAAGCCATGAGAAGCGGAACAGATGAACAGAAGGAAGCGGCCACGAAGAAACTGAATGATGCCCAGAAAAGACAGCAGAACGCTCAGGTCAATGTACAAAAGTCGACAGATAAAACGACAAGCAACCTTGTCACATTGTCGAACGTCATTACCCAGCTTGGTTCAAATTCTGAAATTTCACTCTCTCAGGTCGGTGATTTGGCCGGAAATATAGTAGACATATTTGCAGAAGAGAGCGAGAAACTTGGAGGTATAATTGGAGCTGCATTTTCTCTTTTAGATGCCATCGGGACACAGGGGTTGGATGGTTTCGTAGGTAACATATTCAGTAGTGTCTTTAAGTCTGTAGGTGGAATATGGGATACCCTGACTTTCGGCGGATTCAGCAAACTCTTCGGTATTGGAGGAAACGAAAAAGAGGTGCAGGATACCATCAACAGACTCACGGACAGAAACGAAAAGTTGCAGTCTGCCATCGAATCCCTTACAGAAGAAATGAAGTCCAGCAAGGGAAGCGAGAAATCCGTAGCAGAGTACAATAAAGCCATCAAGTATCAGGAGGAATACAACAAGAATGTCCTTGCAAAAGCGCAGGCAAATGCTGGCTATCACAGTAAGCATCATAGCTGGGCCTATTACATGGGCTGGTCGGAAAGTGACATACAATGGATTCGAGAAAATGTCATGGCAGAATTCACAGGTACAGATTCCTTGTGGCAGATGTCGCCGGAGCAGATGGACTTATTACGTCAGAATGTAGACTTGTGGCAGAAAATGGCCGATTCAGGAAAAGGAGGCTATGGAAATGCTGTCGTTGATGCACTAGATGAATATGCAGATCTGGCCGGAAACCTCGAAGGACTGAAAGAGGGACTTTTCGAACAGCTTACCGGAATAAGTTTTGATTCCATGTATGATAGTTTCATCGATACCCTTATGGATATGGATGCCTCGGCGGAAGATTTTGCGGATAACCTATCCGAATACTTTATGCGTGCCATGCTTTCAGATAAAATCGGTAACATGTACAGCCAGAAGCTGGAAGACTGGTGGAACAGATTCGGTGAAAGTATGAAGGACGGAAACCTGAGTGAGAGTGAACGTAATTCACTCCAAAACGAATATATGGGGTACGTGAATGAAGCATTGAAACTACGGGATGAACTTGCCGCAGCTACCGGATACGACAAGGCTGGCAGCAGTTCCAAGCAGTCGGCCTCCAGCCGCGGATTCGGTACAGAAATGACGCACGAGGATACCGGGGAACTGAGTGGGCGGTTTACAGCCGTGTATGAGTCCAATCTTCGTGTTGAGACGGCAGAACAGCAGCAAACGGTAGCTATTACCGAACTGCGAGGTTCCATCGGCTCCCTGACATCACAAGTAACCGGTCTGTACAACATTGCCGACGAGACACGTACCATCCTGGCCAATTCCTATCTGGAGTTACAGCAAATCAGAGAGAACACAGGCGAAATTGTCAAACCTATCAAACAGATGCAGGCCGACATTGCCGAAGTGAAACGTAATACAGCAAGATTATGACAGGAGATTTATTTATTAACGGGAAGGATGCCTGGAGCACATGGGGTGTCCGCATGGGTGACGGTTTTCTCGATGCTATCGACGGATTCAATCAGATGAAAGACTACATTGAAGATGAGAGCCGTCTGGAGCACGGGAAGCGAATAATAACCGAAAATGCAAAAGTAGCATCGCGTGAAATCACTCTCCAGTTCACAATAGAAGGAGGCTCAGAAGGTGACTATCGGACAAAGAAGAAAGCCTTTCAGTCAGAACTGGAGAAGGGAGCCGTAAACATCAAAATCCCCGCTCTTGGGAGCGAAGTCTTCAAGCTGGTTTACCTGGGGAAAAGCATCTCTTACGGGTTAAGTATTGACAGGTGTTTCGGTAAGGTTTCAAGTAAGTTTTGCGAACCGAATCCCATGGACAGAAGCGAATAACAAACATTTCCTTTATTGTTTCAAATGGAAGTCCGGATTTTTAGGGCTTCCATTTGTTATTTATGAACTTTGGGGATATGATTGAAATTAAGGACATATCCGGAAAAACAAGGTTCTCTACCCCTATCAACAAAGGGGCGAAGGGAAAGTTTACACTGATGAAAGAGGACTACATCGTTCTCCCCTTTTCCGTGCCTGAACCTATATATTTTAAACTTGGTGACTATGTAGACCTTTCTGGGGTTCTGGATGATTCTCTGGGCGGATTACTTTCAAAAGTATATGAGGTAACTGACTTGCAGAAACCTTCTTTCAATGCTTCTACCGCTGGATATGATTATGAGCTGAAACTGGATGCTTACTACTGGAAGTGGAAAAACAAAATTTTCAAATACACTCCTGAACATGCTGGATATGAAGCGTCATGGTCTCTCACCGCAGCCCTTGATGTACAGCTTGGTGTGTTCTTACGTAACCTGAAAGCTTTGGGATATACCTATAAGGGAAAAGAATTCGTATTTGAAATAGATTCAACAGTAGAGAATAAGGCAGTTGCAATCACGTATGACAATATGAACCTGCTGGATGCCTTATTCTCAATGGCGGGTGAGGATAAGTGGAACTGTGATTGCTGGATAACGGACAACGTAATTCATTTTGGGCGAAACGAATTCGGTGATGCCGTCAAAATCGAGTTAGGGGTTGAAGCGTCTGCCATGACTCGCAGTGAGAGCAAAGGCACTTATGCCACCCGCATTTATGCATTCGGATCTACAAGAAACATACCTGAGAACTACCGTCCCATTGAAGAGCAGACGGTAGTAAACGGAGTTGTGCAAAGACGACTTATGCTTCCCGCTGGTACGCCATACATAGATGTGTATCCTGACATGAGCCAGGAAGAAGCAATTGAAGACATCGTGGTATTTGACGAGGTATATCCCCGACTTGAAAATACGATGTCAAGTGTATCTACGAGGACGGAAACCGTTACAAATGAAGACGGAGGTCAGGAAACCGTGACTTACTATCGCTATCGTGATACTGGCCTGAATTTCTCCAAGGACTACATACTTCCGGGACAAGAGCTGACAATTATCTTTCAGTCCGGCAAAATGAATGGATTGGAGTTCGGTGTTATTTTTGCCCCGGACAACAACGGAAGCCAGATTTGGGAAATTGTCCGCAGCGAAGACTACGGACGTCCATTGCCGGATGATACCATATATCCTGAAAATGATGACAAGTATATCCTTTCCGGTTTTGATCCAAAGTTTGTTTCTGTACAAATGATTCCGGACGCGGAGCAGGAACTGAAAGAGAAGGCACAGAAGATAGCAGACCAGCGAAAAAAGGACGATGGTACATACTACACTACCCTCCGGTCAGAATGGGTTAATGAAGACAAGCTGAAACGCTTTTTCGAGTTCGGGCAAAAGATAAACCTGGTCAATAAAGCCTTTTTTGAGAATGGCCGTGAAAGCCGTATTCTCGGATGGGAGTTTAACCTTGACATTCCATGGGATTCTCCGGTATATACTATTGGGGAAAGTATGCCCTACTCTCGCCTTAATGATGTGGAAGAGAAACTGGAGTCGATTACGTATAAAGGGCATACTTATGTTGGAGGCGGAGGAAGTAGCATATATGTGATTAAGACCAATGATTCTACTGCCCCATCGGACAGTAACGTATTTTCGGCAAAACGGTCACTTGCAACATTATTGAGAAAGGACAAGGAAGACCAGACAAACTATCTCATTAAGCTTCTTGGCGGTATCATATCTCCTTTCCTGGAATCAATTGACTTCGTGACCGGTATGATGGGTGCTGGTATGTCATTCTCTTCAGAAAAGGGCGGCGAGTCTGTCGGATGGATTGACAAACTGTACGTGCGCAAGAAAGCTATCTTCCAGTTACTTTCAATAATGGAGACCGAGTTGGCCGGAGCTTCCTTCATGTTCAACGCCAGCGGGGCCAGAGCAACGATTACTAAGGTCGAGTTTATAGAAAAAAAGGGAATTCGTTTCAAGGATGGTAAAGGAGTCAAGTTCTCAGACGGGAAAAGAGGTTACTCATCTCCTGGAACTTATGGTTCTGTTTATCGCTGTTACTTCCTTGCAGATGATGGTGAGAAAGCCATAGAAAATCGTTTTAAGCCAGGGAATTTAGTACGCTCACAGTCCTTTAATATTAAGGAAGGCGCATATGACGGCGTATCCAATCACTATTGGTGGCGTCTGGTGGAAAATGTTGGTGATAACTGGATAGATGTATCCGTGAATCATTGTGACGAAGGAAGCGATATACCCAAAGTGGGTGACGTGATGGTACAACTGGGAGACATAGCCGACCCGGACTATCAGAGCGCAATCGTGCTGTCTGCATACGGAGACGGTGCACCATATCTGACATTCTATCAAGGTATAGACGGGTATTCTTTGTCTAATAAGGACTCTTTTTCAGTTGGATATGACCGTGTAAAGAAAGAATGTTATGTAAAGATTCATGGACGTATTTACATCGGTGATAGAGAGGAAGGCGATTATATTTCCTACTCTAAGTCTGAAGGATTAAAAGGTAAATTTCGGGAGTTGTACTTGTCTGCAGGTGATTCTGTAATAAACATAGGAGATAAAATAACTTTTGCTGTTACCGAGGAAGAAATGAAGGCTGCAATTACACAGTCGGCAGGCAGTATCGCAATCTCTGTTAAAAATGACTTCCAAAAAGCGGGATTGAAGGTCACATCATCTGAAGTCTTGATTAATGCAGATAGATTCAAAATTACAGATGGGAATGGAGCTAATGCTGGACTGGTGTTTGAGTGGAAAAATGGTAAGCCTATGTTAAGAACATCCTGTGTGGATGTCGATAGTCTTAAGGTTAAACACCTGGACGGAGCTGATGGAACATTTTCTGGTACTATATCTGCAAATGGTGCTAAGATTGGAGGGTTCACTATAGACAACGGTTCCTTGAATTGGAAGGGAAGGGATTTTTTCGGCAATGATAGCAGGAGTATACGGATTGGTGTTCCTACGGATGATAACAGTGGTATGATTGACATAAATTTCAATGGTGCGACTGACGGGAAATTTGGGGTTAAAATAATTGGAAGCAATGACGGTGGAGCATGTATCTATGCTTCAAGGAACGGTACTAGCAAGCCACATAGTTCTAATACTTATGCCGGATATTTTGACGGAGGAGTACATGTAAACGGAAATCTTTATACCAATACGATATTGTCTAATGAGTTTGGTACCGGATGGTCATTGCAAGCCGATGGCTCATATACATACAAAAAAGGAGTAACGAGAACAATATCATGGACTATACAGAATGGTTCGATACCTTCAAGATATAGCCTGGTTTTTGAAAATGGAATTTTAGTTGATTAATCATGAAAATAGATTTTAAGAAATTTAAGAAGTACACGAAGATAGATAAATCCGATTTCGTGGAGATTGATGTCAGAGAAATGTTTGCAGATAACATTTACAATGTGACAGGAGTTGGTATTGCTGATTTAAAATTAGCAGAAAAAATTTTTTCCAGCGATGACGATACCGAATTTTCAGATGATGAAGTTAGCAGGGTAAGACATCATGCAGCGTCGCTTCTTCCATGGTTTCTTGCTGGGCTTAATGATGCAATGAGATAATTATAATATACAATGTTGGTAATATCATTAATAACTATAAATTAAAAACAATTATGGCAGCAGAAGAAGATTTTGTATTAAGCTTTACAGGTGAAGAAACTGACAATCTATTGAAACATACAGAAAGTATGAAGAATCAGACAACGGAAGAAGATGGTGAAACGGTACAGGTGTACGATACAAACGGCGTTCCGCATAAAGTGTCGAAAACGGAACTGCTGAAGAAGTCTACACTGGCTCTCCCTGCTTTGGAAGACATATCCAGTTTTGTCGCTATTAACGCAGCCGGAAATGCTGTTGGGGTAATGACAAAAGAGCAGGTTGCGTCAGTTCTGGCGGAACTTATTGGGATTGCAACATTAGAAAAATCGGGGCTTCACCCCGCTGCTAAATTCAGCCAGGGTGATAATTCTGGAGTGTCCAACATAGATGATATAGATATTCTGTCTACTGATATATACAATGGAAATATTTTAGAGAACAATGCTACATTCATAGTTAAAACTTACCCTGCTTCTCCGGCCTATATGTATCAAGAAGCATTCTCGATGTATCCAATTAAACGATATTGGAGGGCGAAGGTGGACGGTACATGGAGAGGGTGGATTGAGTTATAACCATCCAGTCCATGAGCCATCCGATAAGTTCTTTGTTCTCGAATATAATTTACCTGCATAATCGACAACAACCTGCATTTCTGTGTTAAGAGATGTGTATCTTACTGCATATCCTGATATGTAATTGGCGGTTGGGGTTATTTGATTGATATACCCTGACACAAACATTACAATCATGCGCGATGGGCTGGTAAGCCCATTATCCAAGTCACTTTTTGTAACTCCTTTCAGTAGAACCGCTCCCATCAGTTCCGCCAGAACTGACGCAACCTGCTCTTTTGTCATTACCCCAACGGCATTTCCAGCTGCGTTAATAGCGACAAAAGCGGATATGTCTTCCAGCTTGGGAAGAGCCAGTGTAGACTTCTTCAGTAGCTCCGTTTTCGACACCTTATGCGGAACGCCTTTTGTATCGTACACCTGTACCGTTTCACCATCTTCTGCCGTAGTCTGTTCCATTATAGCCTTTGCATTGTCCAGAATTTTATCTGTTGTTTCACCGTCATACTTCGACGTATAGCTTAATTCTTCCATATCATTTACATATTAAGATTAATAATATTATCAATACCGTGTAGATTATAATTGCCTTGTCCATCAGCTTGTATAATTGATTAAAAAATATCCGAAATATGGAACCTTAGCCACCAGTAGTATTATTGAATCGCCGACAGCCAAAGTATAACTTTGCACACTTCCGTTCTGGTCGTATATTCCGGCCAACGTGACGTTTTTAGAGCCTGCAAGGCATCTGAAAACCAACATAAGTCCGAAATCAGACGGAAGACTGCTCATACCAAACATACTTGCGACCTGCGACTCATCCGGAAGGATCACATTATATGCGCTGCTGGCATATATAAAGAAGATATTATTCTGTGAGAAATCAATCTTGTAGGTGCTGCCTGTAATGTTAAGCCTTCCGATCTTGGTTCCAATAAACGCAGTTGCCATCAGTGGAGCATTGCTTTTCAGCCCATAGTTTTTCGTTCCACCAGATACTTCAATAAACAGCCCATAATTGGCCACGTCAAAACCATATCCGCCATACGTATTCGTCTGATTGTTTATGATTCTTCCCGCAGCTGTAAAACCAGAAGCTGTCGCCGGAACAACATTCTTTCCTATTAATACATAAGAGCTTGTGCCGCCTACACGAATCATGTCACTATAAATTGACAAACTACCTCCACCTCCGGATGCCGTTGCTTCACTACCGATTCGGCCATTTGCCAGTTCAAATCCTCCGATAGAGCCTCTTTCCAAAGAACCCTCCGCACCATCAAGATGCTTCACCTTCAGATTGTCCACGTCAATGTATTCGGCCTTGACAATCGGACGTCCGTTTTTATCAGTAGTGAAAACAGCAATCGGTTCACCGGATGTGTTGGTTACAAAGAAATTATCTGCATGTACCGTTACAGTCCTATCTTTGACGTTAATTCCTGTATCTTCCAGTTCAAGGCTTATTTCGTCCTTTGCTACCTCTACAACTGATTTACCAGACGATAGCATGAGTTCGCTAAATCTTCCGACTAACTTTCCATCGGACAGGCTGAGGTAATTCGTTTGTTCCCTGTTACCGAGATAGGTACGTCCATACACATTGAAGTATCCCTCTTTTTTCACACGGTCGTATCCAATCGTGACTATATCTTTCCCGGAGAGGGAGTAACTGTTGATTCCCTGATAGAAGATAAGAGAAGGCGCACCGTCTCCGTATGCAGACAGCACGACTGCAGCCTGAAAATCCGTATCCGATATGTCTCCAAGTTGTACCATTACATCTCCAACAGCCGGTATATCGCTGCCTTCGTCACAATGGTTTACAGAAACTTCTATCCAATTATCACCTACAGCAGTAACTAACCGCCACCAGTAATGATTACTAACATTCTCATAGACTCCGGATTTGATATTGAATGACTGGCTGCGCACCAAGTTGCCAACCCGGAAACGGTTTTCGATTGCTTTCTCACCATCATCTACAAGGAAGTAACAGCGGTACACGGCGCCATGTGCGCTTGGCTGTACGTATGCTCTGCTTCCGTCCGAGTAATATTTCGCGCTACCGTCTGAGTAGAAGAACGGGACCACATCTATACGCTCAACCTTGGTTATCGTAGCCCGTGCTCCTGAAGAGTTAAACATCATGGAAGCTCCAGCCAGCTCGGTCTCCATGATAGAAAGTAACTGTAATATGGCTTTCTTTCGCACGTACAGCTTGTCAATCCATCCGACGGATTCACCGCCTTCCTCTGAAGAGAATGACATGCCGGCACCCATCATTCCAGTTACAAAGTCGGGAGATGTAAGGAAAGGAGATATAATACCGCCAAGAAGTTTCATCAAAAACTCCGTTCGGTCAGGTACATCCTTACGAAGATGTGTCTTCAACGATTTTAATGCACTGAATATATTCTTATCAGACGGTGTTTTTTCATCGAACGACCGGATTACATCATATACATATTGTTCTGCCTGTCTGGCTACCTCATACCGTAGCGAGTTCAGCGAGTTATCTACCGAGGATTTCCACCCAGACCCTACTTCATCCGAGCAGGTAATCGTAGCCTGGCACAAGTCGTTCAACTTGCGCTGCACCTTGGTAATACGTGTATCCTTGTATCCTCCGGTCGAGCCGAAATACTGTTCTGACAGCAGACGCACGTTCCACCCGATGCGGAGCGGTGTATTATTCTTTTCTATGTAGTTCCGGTCAGTGGTTCCGGTGTATTTGTTCGGGTCAAAGCTGTAGGTATTCAGGAAGTCATCTACCGCAAGCTTGTATGCCTGTTCCGCTGCGGTGATGTATTCCTGCGGCATGGCGAAGTTCCATGGTATATACTTGTCACCCGGATTCGGTATAATCACACCTCCAGGAATCTGAGTCGTATCATCCGGATACACGTTGATGATTTCCCACTCCCGTGTGTCTTCATGCCATGCCGCCTGGAAAGAACCGTCAGTTCCACGTCCTGCCAGCTCGCCAGTCTGGAACTGTAACATATAGTCCAGATCCGGAATCTCGTAGTCTTTCGGGTTCCAGTCCATGCCGTTGTCCTTGAAGTAATATACGGTGTACTTCCGTCCTTCCTCACTCGTTTTCTCTTCCGTACGAACCGACGAAACCGTACCCACATACTGAGGATATATCTCAGCAAACGCAGCTTCTTCCGTTTCTTCCTTCACGCCGTACAAGTCTACGTTCTTGTCCACATATATTTCCCGGCTTGGAAGTTGCAGACGGGAATACCCGTACTTTGTCGCATCAATATTGCGTGTGCTGCCCAACGGGAACAGACGGGTAAAGAATTTCACTTCCCCGTTATCTTCCTGTGCCAGATTGGTAAGCCCCTGAAGGTAGCCAAGCTCCACCACTTCGCCACGTTCAGCCTTGCAAAGATTAATCACATAACCGTCTGCCCACATTTCCGTATCAAATGTGGCGGCGATGCCGTTGCTGCCAAATGCCGCATCCCAGCACTTCACATTCCGATAATCAATCACCTTGTTTTCGGCGGTAATCACCGTTCCGATGCTCCACAAGTTACCACCGGCACGACGGTTCATATTGTCTATCCACAACTGCAGGTGTTCGCGCGGCCCACCGTCGTAACTGAATTCAGACGTGGTCCCACCTTCCTGGAACAGCATCAGTGTATCTTCCGCATCATGTATCGGCGCATAGAACTTTACGCTGTATTCATAAGTCTGTGTGTTTTTTTGTTTCGGACGATAGCGTGACTTTACCTTGTATCGAACGCCTTCCACCTCGATGTAGTCATCCACATCCAGCGGCACGTATTCGGTATGGGTGAAGGATGCGGATACGCTGCATTCTCCACCTATTTCTTCCGTAACACTGGAAGAAGAGTTCGGGCTGGCTGTCAGCCGTAGGTTGTTGGCTTTATCGTATATTTTCAGTTCCATTTAAACAGTGTTTAATCAATTACTAAATAGAAGGCTGCGGCTCCATGAATTTTACGGAAAACAGCACATAGAACCGGTCTCCTTCGTAACTTTCGTACCATTCCGGATCTGCCGGCATATCCTGGTAAACCATATTGTAGGTTCGGTAATTCTTCACGGCGATTGCAAGCATACCCGACGTGATGAGCGTCATCATGTGCTGATATTTGTCCAGCCGGTCGGATGCGGAGTTTCCACGAAGCCAGAACTGCAATGTACGTTCGATGCTGCTCAGCTTCACGTTCGGGTTCTGAGGAAGCTCTACCCCATTCCTTTCTCGGAAATCGACGGTAGTAATATCCTTCGCCTTGGGCATTCGAAGCAAAGCATCCATGTTCACGTGTCCGCCTTCTTCCGTCTCTCCCAGGAAAGCACCGTATTCCGTCCATGCGTCCGTTCCGTTAATTGTTAGGTATCCTGTAAGGTCCATATCATTTCAGTGTTATACCGTTTAATTTCATATCACTCAATATCTCGTGTATCTCCACCAGGTGTGCCGTGTGTCCGGCTATGGTGGCCAGCGTCTGGCTATCCTGCTTCTGTGTGTTTCGGATTTCCTGCACGAACTTGTCAGTATTTGCCAGATGTGTCTGCATGTTCCGGCCTATCGCCTCGAAGGTAGATATGCTGTCCTGGCTCATGGTGGTCAGTGCACCGCTGCTGGGAGACTGGCTGCTTCCGGAATCCGCAGATGAAGACCATCCGAAATCTTTCATTATCTGTTCCCGTTCTGCCAGCATGTCATCAATAATACTTTGGTACTGATTTCGTATCTTTTCAGCTTCTTCAGGATCTAATCCTTTTCCTATTTCAGTAAAGCCCATTTCTCCAGTTTTCCAGTCGATAGATTGAACCATCACACCATCTGCCGCTTCTTTCGCCCATGAGTCATACAAACTCTGAATTCTGTCTTTATACTTATCCGCAACCATTGAGGAGAATATGGCGTTCTGAAGGTATTTTTCGAAATTGTCTGCAAAATCCTGGTTGGTAGCATCCAAATCCGACAGCATACTGGTGAAGCTGGCACGGAATTCGTCAAAGCTGACTCCGGTAAATGCTTCTTTTTCCTGTTCGGCAATTTCCTTCAACTGTTCGCTATACTTGTCTATGTTCTGAATGTAAGTCACAAACTCAGAGTTGACTTCGGTCAATACAGACACAAATTTTTCGTCCTGAAGGACCTTACCAATTACATCCGCATCCAAATTAATTACGTCACCAAATTCACGTATATTAGCTCCTGTTAATTGTGACAGTCTTGCCCAGTCAGAGCTACCCATTCTTTCGTTTACTCTGTATCCTAATGAATGGCTGAACATACTAGACCCGCTTCCAGAAAGAGAATGCATCAACTGCCGCTGGCGTTCAATCTGCACGTCAACCAATTGTTTTGCTTCCTCGGCTGCTTTCTGAGCTTCTACACCATAATCAATGTCGATATATTGCTGTTTCTTGGAGATAAGCGAATCCCAAATGTCAATCAGCCCTTCATACTTTGATTTAAGATTTTCATACCCCGAATAATCGGCACCTCCGAAACCAAAGAGCCCGGCTATCGTATTGCCTATTCCAGTCAATATACTAACTGACCCTGTAATAGCACTGAATGGTTTTGTCAAATCAATGCTTTCCAGTCCACTCATTACCTGACTGACTCCGTTCAATGTCTCACTCACCGCTTCCGGAACTTTTACGCCAAAGTTTCCTAACATATCCACTATGTCGTTTCCGGCATTGACGATTGCCATTCCTTTCTGTCCGATAGAATTTGCCGCATCCGTCAGATTCTTCTGTGCACTGTATCGTTTATCCTGAGCAGCACGAAGTCTTTCCTCGGCTTCGGCCTGAGTAATCAGCTTACGTGTAAGGGTTCCGGTTGCTTCGTCATATTCTTCCACGATAACGCTTCCGCCTACTTGTGCCTGTTGAAGAAGGTTCTGAGCAGAACGTACCTCATCCATCGCAGACTTGTAATCTTCGTACCCCTTCTTCATTGTTTCGAACGGGGAACGGTCGGCCAGCTCGGAATCTATATTATTGAAAGCATCCATTACCTCCTTGTAAGATTCGGGGCTGATGTCATCGCCTATTCCTTCCAGGTATTGTTTCAGCTTCTCTCGGAGACTTTCCAGCGTATCAGTAGACACACGCTCCAATTCACCAAAAATCTTGTCCCAGTCCATCCCTTTCTTCATTTCCTCAAAGTCCAGGCTGGCCAGCTTGTCGTCACGTTCACGGGTTAATACGTCGGCCTCTCCTTCTGTTTCCGCAGCGGCAATCTTTCGGGCGTAATCCATTGCAATGGCCAGACGCTTCTCCTGATACGTTCCGTATTGTTTATTGTAGTCGATAAGGCTCTGCGTGGCCTTGTCGCGATATTCCTGTTCAATCTGATATATCTTTTCGTTATACACCTGTTCTGCCAGCATACGGTTGGTGTTCGCCGTATTTTTAACATCGTCGTACTGGCTCTGCGGGATGTTGTCACCCTGCTTGCGTGCCTGATCCATTTTGGCAAGCATATCCCGTTCCTGCTTGTCAATGTCAGCCACAGACTCATCGTATTCCTGCTTGGCCAGTGCCATACGCTTGGCAATACCTTCCTGCATAATCTGTATGCGGAGTTTTTCCGTAGTCTGCTGTGCTTTTACGCGGGCATCGGCAAGCTGGGAGGCGTAGTCGGTTTTTTCTTCTTTCTGCTTTTTGGAGCTACCAGAGAAATCAGTGGTGTAAGCCGATGTGTCTATCTGTTTGACTATACCCTCTACTGTTTTGTTGTTCTTTGCAATTTCTTCAGAAGATTTTCTGATATTCTCCATGCGACGTTCGTATTCCTCGATAATCTTTTCCGCGTTACTGTCACCTGAAAGAGTTCGGTTTGTCATGAAACTGCTTTGATTTACCGTCAATGCATTTTGCCTCATTCCTTCTCTTTGTTTCAGTGCAGCTTCGTATGCGGAACGCATCTGATTAACCCATTGCGAATCCGCATTAATACCACGTTGCAACTGAAAGTTTCTCTTTGAATAATCAGCTACAATATCTTCTGCAGCCTGCGCCTGACCTTTACGTATAATTGCCTTAGTCAGTTCATCGTATGCAGATGCGGCATTCCCCGCTAAAATGGCTTCATTGCTTAGTTTACCGAAATAATCCGGATACATTTTTTGAAGCTCATCTACAGCCTTATTCCTTTCTCTCATGGATTTTGATGTATCCTGGCTGGCTGTATAAAGAATTCTAAGTTTTGCAGACTCTTCAGACGCAGCTTCTCCACCTTTTCTTCTGGAAGTGTTCAATGATTCCTGTAGCTGTTGAGTTTCTGATAGTTCTTTTTTTACTTTACCAAGGTTCTTAACCCAATTACCAATTTCTTTTCCATATACAATGCCCAATGAAATTAGAGCGATTAAGGCTGTCTGAGGGGAAAGCAATGCTTTTCCAAGCTGTTTCCATACCGGCACACCCTTTTGTCCGGATGCGGCCAGAAGTTCGTTCTGTTTACGCACATCCGAAATGGCATCCGCCAGCATAGGAAGGTTGTTGGAGATAGCGAGGATAAACATCTGCGGCCCCATGGCAAGTGAAGGCAGCTCTCTAGCTACCTGGCTGAACTGCATCTTCAGGTTGTTTGTCTTACGGGTAACCGCTTCTGTGTCGATGTCGATGGAAGGTGTTTTTGCAACCTCCTCTTTGGTTTTCTGCAAGTCTTTCAGTCCGGCCTTCAATCCGTTAATCTGGCCCGTCAAAGCCTGCACGTTTGCAGCCTCCTGAGTGTAGTTTTTTCCGGCCTGCTTGTTCGCTTCAAGCTGTTTAATCTGCTCGGCGCGTACCAGTTTCAATGCGTCAATCAGTTTCAGAGTCTGATTTTCCACATCATCCACATTCTTGCCAACGCTCTGTAGTCCGGCCTTGGTCAAGTCTTTCATGAATATTTCCAGTTCAACGGGTACTGCCATGATTCCAATTTATAATGATGAATAATCAGTCCTTTACCGCATAATTGGTAAAGAACTCCATCGGGTTCATTCCCTTTGTCTGATTGGTGTTTTCTGTTTGTGTGCGACTGTTTCTTTGTTTTTCACGTTCCTCCATTTCACGGATCTGCTGATTCAAGTCCGGTTTCTTCGGAGGAACCCAGTGAGGCATGTCTGCCATCATGAGCTGAAGTGTAACTACATTTACCTTGTCCAGAATGTAGTCAATGCTCCATCCTGTTTCCGTGGCAATCTGACCTACTACGCCGAAAAGGCTATGCGAAGGTTCCGTATGTCCCTTCTTTAACTCCTCCTGTCGTTTTCGCTTTCGTTCCGGCTCGCTAAGGGCTGCATCTTGTTCAAGGCTGCTGCCGATGCGATAATAATCCCGAAAGACGTGGTAGATGTACTGTTCAGCACCTGCCGCCAGGCGGCTGCAAGTTCATCGGGTGTCATCAGTTCCCGAAGTATCCAAGCCACCGGACGATTCAACAGTCTTCCCAGGATAGGGCCACGTACAATTCCGTATGCCACTATCCGGCTGATGTCCTTCCCATGCAGGAAGACGAACCGGATGCGCTGGTCCAGATTGTATCCGTCGTATTCTTCCGGTGTCACGCCGATTCGGAGATAACGCTTGCTGATTCGTATCAGACTGCGTGTGGTAGGTGTCTTCATCGTAATGCGGAACGGACGTTTCCGAAGTACCGTATGAAGCGGCAGGCTGATTCCCCCGTCACTGAGGGAGATGCCTGCCAGCAGTTCTATATCTTGTGCCTTCATACTTATCGTTTTGCGTCTTCGACTGAGTCAATCGCATCAAAATCTTCTGTACCAGGAGGATAAGTACGATAACGTCTGTCCTTCCCGTCTGCGGGTTTCAGCATATCCACACGGATACCCATTGCCAGCACATTCTGCATGTTAATTCCATTCTGGAATCCATTGCGGCTCAGACGTGCATTAAATATGCGGAAACCATGTCCGGAATGCATGGTGATGGTGAGCACACCGTTAGCTAGCATTTTTGCAGGCGGTGTATAAGAGCCGTCCGCTCCGGCTTTTCCACCGAACACATCCACCATACTCTGCGCATTCAGTTGGATAAGGTTCATTGTAAACGCATCGCTTCCCGGGTTGGTCATGATGCTGTCTACAGGTCCGTCTAGTACCTGTGCTGCGAATACATCCAGAAAACTAGGTGCGTTTCCCGCAGGCTGCATCCCGTTTTCATCCAGCCAGGCCAGTGTCTTTTCCTGTCCTTCTGATCCCGCAGCCTTGAATGTCACTTTCGCCACGCCGTACATCAGTCCGTTGCTTGTATCTGCCATAATATTTATAGAGTTTGATTTTTGTTTAAATACTTTTTAATCAGTTCCCAAATAAGAAAAAGTAACAGCACCGCAATAATTGTTCCTACAATCCACTGTTGTAAGCCGGGCCGTCTTTCTTTCACCTCATTGCTGGTAGTTTCATCCCGTATCCGGTGCTCCGTTTCAGTATGCTTCACGGTAACTTGTCTTCCTGTGCTGTCGGCTGTAGCCGTGACGTTCACGCCACCTTCTCCGTCTGACTTTATATCTATGTTCAGACCGTCATTCCGATAGCTCAGCCCGAATCCGGCAGGAAGCTTACTCAGGTTCAGCCACTGCTCCGCACTCACCGAGCAGGTCGCCGTCCTCTTCGGGACCGGCCCGTAAGTTGTTTGCTCGGTTACGCTCGTTCGGAGGCTGTCCGAGCGGACGGTTTCCGAGCTGGCCTTTCTGCTGCTGGCGCATCCAGATGATAGCAGGACAGCGGTCAGCATACCTGCAAGTATGTAATTTGCGTAAAGCCGTTTCATGGTTGATATTCCGTTCGTTTTGTTTTCGTAGTTGTTTGCTTAATTCCAATACCGTGGCACTGAGGTCGTCATATAAAGCCTTGTAAGTGCCCTCGGTTTCTTTCACTGCGCGGACCTGGTATACTTTTCTGTCACGCCACCAGGCAATGGCAGTTACCAGCCAGCCGGCAGGAGCCAGCCAATCCATGAGTGGCTGTAACAGGGTCCAGTCCATGATGCTCTACTCTTTTTTAAACAGTGCTCCGATAGCCTTAATCACATCATAGAATCCGCATCCGCTGAGTCCGGCCGCCAGTCCGTAAATCAGCACCTGCCACCAGATATAGCCTGTAAGTAACGGGGTGAGCTGCAAAAGCCATGCAAGGATACATACCACCATGCCCACACCGCATGAAATCAAAATTTTGGCCAGCTTGCTTGCGGAAATAGCCGGAACAACTTTCAGAATCTGTGTCACCAAGGCAGAAACCAGGGCTACGATTCCCGTAAAGCTTCCCAGGTCGATAAGGAACGATGTTTCAGGTTCTGCAGCCGGAAGTACGGTCTGCGCAAATGAAGCCAGTGTTGTAATCAGACACAGGCAGAAAAATAAGATAATCCGTTTCATTTTGTCGTGCTTTAAAGTTTTAAAATCTGTTTTCTGTTGTTTCCGTCGCGCTTGTAAGAAACATGCACCCACGAAAAATTCTTTTCGTCGATAAGCTGGTCGAAAGGCAGATTCTCACGGATGTACTCAAAGAGCTTGCGGTTCTCTTCCCTGCTTCCTGCTGTAATGTCGGCAGCTTCTCCTTTCAGATGCTGGCTGCTTGCCGCACCTCCTACCAGCCGGTTCAGTTGCGGACAACGGTACCCTGAATTGACGGTAACAGGTTTCCCGTACCATTCGCGGAGAGGGTCAAGCACATTGTCGGCAAGGGCTTTCAGATTACCCGCCTCCTGAAGAGGCGGTGTATTCTTTATTCCATGAGCGTCGGCGGTGGTACTGGCACAAAGTTCACCCATTGTAAAGTGTTTCATACCTCATTCCTCCTTATGCTTCAAGTTCCTCACCGGCTGCAGGGTCTTCCTGTAACTTTTCTTCCAGTCCGCTTACGCCTTTTTCTCCTCCATCAGACATAGCCATGGCCATTTCATCGGCTTTAGCTTCACGTCTGGTCTCAGCCCAGTTCTTGTCAGCCGTTCCCTCCTGGTCGGATGTCTGTGCAGTAGATCCGTCATAACTGTAGATGGCACCGATAGCCTCCATCTTCTTCGGAAGTACGATGTAGTAGTGACGGAAGTTCACTTCGTTCTGCTGGTAGTCCGGGTTGGTCTGTGCGTCGCGGTAATACATCTTGGTGCTACCCTGCGCACGGAACACACGCTTGGTGTAGAAGCAGAAGGATGCCTGATGGTCGGTGCCCGAAGGTGAGTTCTTGAACGGAACTTTTGTGCCTTCCTTGGTGAAGTACGGACAGTTCTCAAATTCGTACACCTCGAATCCGTACATGTTGGCAATCTTTCCGGTTGTGTAGTTGTAATACTGGTCACGGAACTTCTGGTCGTCTTCCAGCAGGTCGTTCACGTGGTCTGAGCAGAGCACCAGACGTCGGCCTGCAGTGGGAACCTGCAAGGCATCCAGCTTGCGTTTCAAGGCGATAATATCCTTTCGGGTACATTTCTTACGTCCGTTGTCATCTTCACCGGAAGTGGGCACTACCGGAGTTTTCGCCGTGTTACTGTTCGGAGCCAGCGCATGAGCCGCTTTCTTGAACTTGGCGATGGTAATGGCGTCGCCGTGACGCTCAATCACGCTTCCCATCTTGTCGTAGGAGATGGCAAAGAGCTGGTCGTCCGATACCGGAGTCTTCTTGGTCTGGAACTTATCAAGACCCAACGCAATATCTCCGTCTTCCAGTTCCTGTGCGGCGATGGGATACGTGGTGTTGTTAATCAGCACGTCCGGGTCGCCGCCCACATCTACCAGGTGTACCACTTCGTTGTTCACCGCAGCCGAATAATCGGACACACCGTCCAGGAATGAGGCGGTCATGCCCCCACGAAGCTGCTTCACCAGCTCACCCGTCCACACTTCGGTATATACACCTTCCAGGGCGGCACCTTTCGGCAGGAACTTGCCCAGTGCTATCGGAAGCACCACGCCCACAATCAGTCCCCAGAATCCTGCATTCGGAATTCCAAGGCAAGCCAGGATAACGATACTCATCAGCACATTCACCAGTGTGCCGGTTACGAATTTTACGATTTCTTTTCTCATGTTCGTGTTTTAATTTGTGTTCAACAATCAGTTAAGTTCCGGACAGTCCACACCGTATTCTGCCTTGTACAGCTTGCGGTACTGCTGCGGGTCGTTCTTTCGCATCAGCTTCAGTTCCTCTGCCGGAACTTCGCTCAGTTTTTTCCAGTCGCCGGTTGCCGTCGGCGAGGTATCGCGGTTCAACACCATCGACGGCTTTACCGTGCCGTGCATGGCTTCTAAGGTCAGTTTCAGGCTTTCCTGGCCGACTTTCTTTCCCAGCTCGATAAAGTGGGCTTTCTTCCCGGATTCAATCTTTCCGGCAGTTACGGCTTCCTCCACCAGCGACGTAATACCTGCCAGCCGCAGGGTGTCCAGTTCCTTTTCCAGTTTCTCCTTTTCGGTACGCAGGGTCGCGTTGGCCGTCTGGTAGCCGAGCAATACGTTAATCTGTTTCTGCACTTCCTGCAGTGTGGCGGTGTCCGCCAGCCCCAGCATCAGGGCGATGGTTTTCAGTTGTTCGTTCATTGTCTGTAATGTTTGGTTTTCATTAAAGCTTTCTTTCAACAGCGGCAGGTCGCATCCGTCTCCTGCATCCAGCCTGATTTCCCGCCCCTCGTAAGAGAGCCGGATGTTGTCATCGTTACCGCCGATGTCCACCATGCTGTATTCCATCAGCTTGCAGCGGGTTACGGTAGGACGGGTTTGTCCGGGTTTCAGCAAGGCAGCGTCTTCGCTTGTTTCCAGTATCTCGAAGTTGGGCGAACCCATACGTAGCGTGCCCTTTTCCCATTGCTGCTTTGCCAGACGCGATTCTTCGCGTACCTCATCAAACCAGGGTTCGCCGGTCACTTCTCCATCCGCTACGCGTATATCCTTTATCATTCCTATTACCACGCCCCGCTGGTGCATCCAGAGCAGTACGGGATTCCGGTTAAACTGCGTCAGGTCGATGCCTTCGGTACGGATCCACGTGCCGTAGCAGTTCAGCGTTTCGTTCGATATTCTGATTCGTTTTGCCATTTTTCCGTTCGTTTGACGCAAACTTACTCTGCCTTTCCCGTCCGGGCAAAAAAGTGTGTAACGGTTGCAAAGAAGTATGTAAATGATGCACTGTTCTCTGTAACGGTTGCACCCCTTTTTCGTGGATGCACGAAAATGGATGAACTTTGTCGTAAACGAATATTAAATACAAGGTAAAACATGGCTAAAAACGACACAAAACAGGAGCTGGCACGGGTGCTCTACATGAGCGGACTTTCGCAGGAAGAGATTCTTCAGAAAGTGGAAGTGAGCCGTCAGACGCTCAGCCGGTGGATAAACACCCTGGGCTGGAAAGAGATGAAGGCGGCACGCAGCATCACCCGTCCGGAACTGGTGAACAAGCTGCTGTCTTCCATCAACTCCCTGCTCGACAAGGCGAACGAGCCGGGAAATGAGGATATGCTGGCCAGCCTGGGCGACAAGCTAATCAAGACGGCCACCGCCATCGAAAAGCTGGAGAAGAAGGCCAGCGTGGTAGACCGTATCGACACGATGATTGACTTTGAGAACTGGCTGGCCGCACACCGGGATGAATATCCCCAGCTGACCAACGAACTGTTCCAGCTCGTAAACCAGCTGCACAACGATTACCTGAATGAACTCTTCGCCCAGAAAGGAGGCTAAGCATGACGGAACAGGAAAAGAAAGAAGCCCTGAAACGATGGCAGGAGCACTGCAAACGGGTAGAACGGATGACCTCACAGGAACGGGTGGAGACAGAAGCGGAACGCAAGCGGAACATCGCCCGTGCCCTGAAGGATTACAATTGTTTCTGCCAGCGGTACCTGTCACATTATTGCCAGTGTCCGAATGCCAGGTTCCACAACGAAGCGGCACGCTACATCGCCTCTCATCCGGAACTGCGTCTGGTCTGCAAGTGGCCGCGCGGTCATGCCAAGTCGGTACACCTGGACATCGGCATCCCGCTCTGGCTGAAGTTCCGGGGCGAACTGCACGTCATGGTGCTGGTGGGCAAAAGTGAGGACAGTGCCGACGGTCTGCTGGGAGATTTGCAGGCAGAGCTGCAATACAACCAGTACATCATCCAGGACTTTGGCGAACAGTACAACAGCGGAATGTGGCAGGAAGGCGAATTTGTTACACGTGATCAGTGTGCCTTTTTCTCACGTGGCCGTGGACAATCTCCCCGTGGCTTGCGTTTCCGTGAAATGCGTCCGGACTACATCGTGGTGGATGACTTGGACGATGATGAAATGTGCCGCAGTGAAGCCCGTGTACGTGAGATGACAAACTGGATAAAGGAAGCTCTGTTCGGTTGCTTCGGCGGCAAGGACGGGCGTTTCATCATGGTGGGTAACCTGATTGCAAAAAACTCCGTGCTGCAGAAAATCATTGACACGCCGACCGTGAAGACCATCGAAGTGAATGCCATCGACCGCAACGGGAATCCTGCCTGGCCGGAGTTCTACACCATCGAGAAACTGCGCGACCGTGAACAGTTCATGGGCTACCGCTCGTTTCAGAAGGAATACATGAACAACCCTATCACCGAGGGAGCCGTGTTTCAGGAACGGTGGATACGCTGGAGACGGATGCTGAAGCTGAAATATTACGAGCAGATTGTGCTCTACATCGACCCTTCGTGGAAATCCTCCGGAAAGAACGACTACAAGGCTGCCGCCATGATAGGCCGTCCCAGGCGCGGATTGAAAACCGCCTCACACCGGGAACTGCATCTGCTGCGTGCCTTCTGCCGCCAGTGCAGCGTGGGCGAAATGGTTCGCTGGCTCTACGATGTCTACGAATCACTGCCTGAAGACGCGGCGGTCAGCATCTATATGGAAGCCAACTTCATGCAGGACACCATCCTGGACGAATTCCAGCGTGAAGGCGACGCACGTGGCTACCAGCTTCCTATCATGCCGGACAAACGGAAGAAACCCGACAAGTTCGCCCGTGTGGAAGCCGTCAGTCCGCTGTGGGAACGTGGATACTTCTTTTATAACGAAAAGCTGAAGGAAGATACCGACCTCCGTGCCGGAATTGACCAGACGCTGGCCTTCGAGCAGGGAAGCCGGGCACACGATGACTTTCCGGATGCCTGCGAGGGTGCCATATACAAACTACAGAAACAAACCCGTGAGGCTTCGTTCGCACCCCGGCTTGGCGTGCGGCGTCCACCTAAGAATGCCTGGTAACCAACGACAGCTTTTACCTATTCATTTTCATTATTAATTATTCATTACACACATGTTTATCACCGAACAAGACTACATACAGGTCAGTGCCGATGCGCTGAGAATCATCCAGCAGGCCACGGACGACAACCGCCTGCTGGCCGAACGCCGTGCCATGGACCGGATAGCCAGCTACCTGGACGGACGTTATGACATGCAGACGGCCTTCACCGCCGAAGGCGAAGCAAGGAACCTCGACCTCGTGGGACTGGTGGCCGACCTGGCACTCTACTTCATGGTGCTCAGCCTGCCGCAGAAGATGGGATATGAAATCCGGAAGGAACAGTTTGAAAACGCCATCGCCTACCTGGAGAAAGTGCAGGCAGGCAAAGCAGTCATGAACCTGCCCGAACTGCAACCAACGGGCGAGGAAGGAGAACAGACCGGAGCCGGCATACGTTACGGCTCCGACAAACGTAACAACTATATCTGGTAACGATTATGGCAAAGAAACCGAAAATAGAATATCTCAACCGGATGAATGCCGCCGAAAGACGGCGCATCAAGGAAATGAGCGTCAAGCTCCAGCTGCTTACCGAAGCACTGACACGGCGCGACCTGGCCGACTGGCGGCGTGCATGGCAGATGGCCATCAACGTGGACAACCCAAACCGTACACGCCTGCTGAACCTCTATACCGATGTGGATGCCGACCTGCACCTGACAGGATGCGTGCAGCAGCGCATGGGATTTGTGTTGAACAAGAGTTTCAAGCTCTGCGACGCGAAGGGCGTGGAGAATCCGGAACTGACGGAACTGCTGGAAGCTCCCTGGTTCAAGGAATTCCTGCGGCTGGCGCTGGAAAGCAATTACTACGGCCACTCACTCATTGAACTGGGCGACGTGGTGGAAGTGGACGGACGGATGGCCTACAACCGGGTCAGCCTGATTCCGCGTACACACGTCATTCCTGAATACGGTGTCATCATCACCCACGAGAATGACACCTGGCAGGTGGGTTATGACTACCGGAACAGCGAAATGACCGACTGGTGCATCGAGGCAGGCGGTACGCATAATCTGGGCCTGTATCTGAAATGCGCCCAGCAGACCATTCCTAAAAAGAACATGTGTTCGTTCTGGGACATGTTCGGCGAAATCTTCGGCATGCCGCTCCGTGTGGCTACCACCACCAGCCGCGACCAGAAGGAATACGACCGTATCGAGCGGATGCTGCGCGACATGGGAGCAGCATCCTACGGACTGTTCCCCGAAGGAACGACCATCGACCTGAAGGAAAGCACCCGTGCCGATGCGTTCAATGTGTACGACAAACGTATCGACCGCTGTAACTCGGAACTGTCGAAAGGAATCCTTACCGTCACGATGACCATGGAAGACGGGGCCAGCCTTTCGCAGAGCGAGGTACACCGCAAGATGCTGGAAAACCTGATTCAGAAAGATGCCGACCTCATCCGTGATTTAGTGAACTGGCAGCTCATTCCCCGCATGATACGTCACGGATTTCCGCTGAAGGGATTCCGCTTCGCATGGGATGAATCGGTGGACTATACCCCCGAACAGCAGGTGGCCTACGAGCGTCTGCTGCTGGAGCATTACGAAGTAGAGCCGAAATACTTTGTCGACAAATACAACATCCCGCTGAAGCGGAAGAAAGACACTTCCTCCATAGCGGTTCCGGATGCGAAGAAAACGGCACAACAAAAATCAGGAAAGGAAGAGCAGAAACTGGCATTACCGGAAGGAGAACACCCTTTTTTCGACTAAGCCCCGACGATTATAAGGGGCTTCACCGCAGATATGCCGAAATCCTCAAACTGGCAGCTGAGGAAGAGGAGGAAACGGAAGAAGCCATGGAGTTTTCCGCCCTTGAAGCCGGATGGATGCTACTCATAGGGTGGCTGTACCAGCAGGCAGAAATCTCGCCCGAAAGCCTGACCGCCGAAGAGGTGCAGCGTTTCATCCGCACCCATTCCGACGTGCTGGACGGAGCGGTAGATACCGCCCTGAAGGAAGTCCCGCTGGACGACATATCGGTGCAACGCCTGAAGGAATCGAACTACGTGTTCAGCGGTATCAAGACCTTCCATGAACTGAACGAGGCTTTCCCCTCCCTGCTGGATGAGGAAGGAAACCGCAAGCCGTTTAATCAGTTCTTAAATGATGTTCAAAAGGTATATGATGCCTACAACGTGCAGTATCTGCGAACAGAATACAACTTCGCCCAGGCATCTGCCCTGATGGCCGCACGGTGGAAGCAGTTCGAACAGGACGGCGACCGCTACTACCTGCAATACCGCACCGTGGGAGACAAGCGTGTACGACGTACCCACCGGATGCTGCACAACATCACCCTGCCCATAGAAAGTCCGTTCTGGGACAAATATTTCCCGCCTAACGGTTGGAACTGCCGCTGTACCGTGGTACAGGTACGCAAGGAGAAATACCCCGTGAGCAACGAGCAGGAAGCTATGAACCTGGGCAGTCAGGCTACCGCCGGAAAGTATCAGGAAATGTTCATGTTCAATCCCGGCAAGCGGATGACCACCTTCCCGGCATACAACGGCTACACCCTGCGCAAATGTAACGGATGCGACTATCGCCCCGACAAGATGAAGCTGGCCGCCGACATTCCGGACAATGAGGTGTGCCGGGCATGCAGGCTGCTACAGGAAATACGTGCCGGAAAAGAGCGGTTGCAGGAACAGCGTAAAGCTGCCCGACAGTGGGCTAAAGAGAATCTGGTCGGTAAAACCGTGCTTGTGCAGGGAATACAAAACCCTGTGGAATTTACCTCAAACGGTATCAAGGAAGCATTGAACCAGCCTCACAAATTTGTAATGGCAAAGAATGAAGCAGTCTATAATCTGATTAATCTGCTGAAAGATGCCGAACACGTTTTGGAACGTCCGGATGAAAAAGGGAATCCCATGGTCATGAAATATCATTACCTGCGCATCCGCATAGCCGATGAAGATTCATTTGCCGTAATCCGGGAACTGGTGGACGGAAGATGTCAGTTCTATTCCATCGTGGAGAAACTGAAAAAAAGAAAAGAGAGCGACTGAAGCCTTTAGTGAAGGATCTGCAATCCAACCCAGTACCTCGAGTCACTCTCTCTTTTGCAAATATACGATTAATTCATTAAAAAACAATGCATAATGGCTGAAAAATCAAATCAGGTGACACGTGACCTACAGCGGCGCATCAACCTACTGGTAAGGGAGACGCTGAAGGATATACGGACGGAAGCACTGGAAGAGTTTGACCGGAACTTTGAGCGCGAAGCTTTCTTCAACCAGAAGTGGGCACGCCGCAAGTTCAACGACGACAAGAGCCGGGGACTGCTCGTCCGCACAGGGAACCTGCGACGCAGCATCACGGGGCGCATCACCAGCCGCGACAGCGTGGTGATTGAAACCACCGAACCGTATGCCCGGATACATAATGAAGGAGGCACCATCACCGTGACACGGAAGATGAAGAAGTACTTCTGGTACCGCTATCAGACCGTGACCGGAGGAAAGGCTGCCGACGGATTCAGCAAAAACCTGCAACGGAAGAAAAACGGCGCACCACGCAACAACAAGCGGAACCGTGCCCTTACCGCCGAAGCGGAGTTCTACCGTGCCATGGCCTTGAAAAAGGCCGGAAGCAAAATCACCATACCCAAACGCCAGTTCATCGGAAACCATCCTGACCTGGAGGAACTGCTGAAAGAAATCTTTTACAATAACGCTAAAAACTTTGACACACTATGAGACGTATGCTTTATCTCGGCCTGACCGAAGCATTGAAAGAATTGAAAGACGACGGCGGACAGCCGCTTATCCGGCACATTGACCTGTGGAACGAGCAGGTGGAGTTTATCGAACAGGAAGAGCCGTTTGACACCCCGGCAGTGTTCATCGAATTCCGTCCCGTGCAATGGCGCACGCTAAGCGGAACCGTCCAACAGGCAGACGTTCCGTTCCGGCTGCATGTGGTCACCAAATGGAAAGGAAGTGCAAGGGACGGAAGCATGTTTCAGGAGGAATCGCTGGCACGCTTTGATTTGCTGGATAAGATTGACGCGCACCTGTTCAATTTCTTCCTCTCTGTCCGGAATGAATCTGTCTGCATGACCCGCCGCACGGGAAGCAGCACCAACCATAACCACGAGGAACTGATAGAAGATATAAGCGATTTCACCTGCCAGGCCACACAGACCTGTTAACCGAAAAGCGTCAGCTGCCGCTCTGCCTGGGCGATGCGTTCCGTCACGCGCGGATCGGCACTGGCGTTGATAATGTTGTAGAAAGTCTTTTCGCAGATGCGGTATTTCGGCCAGATATAGCGGCGTAGAATCTCCCGGTTGGAAAGTCCGCTGCGTGCATGCTCATCGTAAATCCGCACAATATCCTGCACGCGGAAGGCATAGCTCATTCCCACTATTTTCTGACGACTTTTCCTGACCATATTACCCTGATGACTTTCCGCAAAAATACGAAAAAACACACATAAAACAGCATATTCATGCATCTTTTCACACACTGTACTGTCTTGCTCAACACATCCTCATTTTCCTGCCGTAGTTTTGCACTGTCATGACAAGCAAACCACATTATCAACCCTTTAAAACAAAACTATTATGGCAATCAACTATTGTGTTGTAGGGATGCAGAATCCTTTAGACCGCGAAAGCGGAGAAATCAAGTATTACCCGAAGGCTCAGGCCAGCGGGTCGGTAGGAATCAACGAACTGGCAGAAGAAATCTCTTACGCCACCACACTGACCGACGGTGACGTGCTGAACGTAATCCGTGCCCTGGTGAAGCGCATTAACATGCACATCGCAAACGGGCAGATTGTGAAGCTGGAGAACCTTGGAAGCTTTCAGGCACAGCTGCAAAGTCACGGCTCCGCCACTGAAGATACCTACTCCCCATCACTCATCCGTAAGGTTACCCTTCAGTTCCGACCCGGCATCGGACTGAAAGGACAGTTGAACAAGGAAAACCTCACCTTCAAAAAGGTGCCCAGCCTGAAGAGCCTGAAAAAGCAGGAGGAAGACGAAGGAGGCCTTATGTAACTACTACGTAGTAAACACATAATTACTTCTTAGTAACCGATAAATTACCCCGTAGTAAACGCATTGTTACTACGGGGTAGTTTGTTTCTCTGATATTTTTATTATCTTTACATTCAAACACAATCTTTATGCACGCTATTTATCTTACTGACCTTGCACTGCGATACTTTCCCCGCTCTTCTGCCCGCAGTGCCGTTACACAGCTCCGCCGCTGGATTACTCTCAACAAAGATTTACAAAAAAGGCTGGACGAACTTCACTACAAGAAAGGACAGCGCACGCTTACGCCGCTCCAGCACGAGGCGATATGTCATTACCTGGGCGAACCCTGATTCATGAATAATTAAAAATGAAAATCCCCGGCATCCGGTTTGGCGGTGTCGGGGATTTTTTTGTTAGTCTTCGATGTAGAAATCATATTCCAGCAACTCTTTCATGTACCGGTCACGCTCTGCTTTAGATTTAAAATCACTTCTAATTGTTACCCATGAGTCAGGATTATCCAAATTTTTTGCCTTGATAATTGGTTTCCCATTTCTTTCTCCGGCTCTTATTATCCAGAAACCTGAATCACATACTTTTTTTTGGTCTCTTGCGTTCATAATTAATCACTTGTTACTGTGTACGTACCTTCTTCGCATGATTCGATTCTCATGTTTATCTCACTCTTCACATCTTCCAGAACTTCCATCGCTCCTTCATTGGTAAAGTCTGAAAGAACCTGGTCGATGAAATCCATTATTTGTTCTTTTTCGCTCATATTCATTCCTCAGTATCGGGTATTAAGTCTGACATATAAGCCCAAATCTCTGCTTTAAAAAATTTATCCATTCCATCCCATCTCATATCACCGTTCCATAAAATTGTTACAGTATTTCCATTCCCATGAAGAACTATAAGTTCATTTTTCATAGGTTCTATATTCATTTTATGCCAAACTGAATTTATTCGATATTCAGCACCTGCTTTGAATGCTTTTATTACATCACATTGTTCTTTTACACTTGAATAGATTAATCCATCATCATAATCCTGTGCAGCTTTTTCTATATCTTCTTTTTTCATAAATCAATAATCTCAATTTTCAGACTTGTTTTTAAATCACACATCATGTCGATTGTGTCGTTGTTTTCCACATCGAAGCAGATGCCCAGGTATTCCGGGTTCTGCTTCGAACGCTTGACTGACAGGTCGCATGGGCGGCTGTGCTTGATCCATACAAACATAAACTGATTGATTGCGCTGTAATGGACTTTGGCTGCCACCCTGCGAGGCTTGAACAGATTAAGGTTCTGGTTCTGCATAGGGTTCAATCTGCTTGATTACTGTTCCGCTGAGCCAGATGCGTCCGCTGCCCTGGCATTGCGGACACACTTTATGTTCGGGGTACTGATGCTGAAAATCTTTTTCTGCATACACTGTCACTGTGCCGGTTCCTCCGCACTGGCGGCAAAGGCATACGCGGCGATGGATATAAGTCTTTTCCGATTTCATAACATTCTTCATTCTTAATTCTTCATTATTCATTATTCATCATCTTCTGTCTGCATCATTAAATTCAGGTTTCACATCGGGGTCTGCTTCGTATGGATACACGTCCATGATGGCGGTTTCGGATACGGAAGCTATCACGTAATCGGCCAAAGTGTCTTTCATTCCTTCGTCCAGATTCTTGATGGCGTCGCGAAGGTCGGAAGCTTGTACCAGTACGTTGAATGCAGTACGCTTTTCTGCTCCACTCTTTTCATCCAGTGTAATAAACCAGAGTTTACATTTGAACCAGCGATCGGCAGACTCTTCTTCACTTGGGAACAATTCATTGTAATTAGCTTTTGCAACTCCAGACACCTCGAACTCACCACTGATAAAAGGTGTCATCTCTTCGATGATACGGCTTTCGGCTTCGGTAAAACTGAGAGCGTCTACCAGATAGGGTTCTGTTACTTTCTTGTTCATTCCGTTTTCCATTGTCTTTTCGTAACGGATTTTGCATGTAAACCAGTTGTGCATCATAATTCTTCTGTTTTTGTTGAGTTCTTAAATATTACGTTAGTGTGGTCTCTTCTTGAATCGTCCATACATTCAAGTCCGTTCCCGTAGCAACTTATGCCATGCTCAAAAAAATAGCATCCGCTGCAAGGGTCTTCCGGGTCTTTCACCTCGACTACTTCGAGAGCATGTCCGTTCCAGGTGAACGTTTCTCCTAATTCGTGCTCCATGATTCTTTGATTTTATGTACGAGTTCATCCCATCCTTTCCTCGCCATGCGTGGTTCCATCCAACAGAGCCAGCCAAGTATATCGAGCATTCTTCCTGCAAGTTTCAGGATGAATCCCATTATAATCAGCGGCCCGATGATGATGGAAAATGCGGTGAACAGAATGATTTTTGTGCGATTGTTCATTATTCCAGGTAATAGGTGATTACTTTTTTGCTGTTTCGGTCGACTACAACTCCAAAACCGTTCTCTCCTTTGACGGTATAGATGAATATGTTCGTATCTTTCATCATAAGTCTGTCTTTTCGCAGAGCGACAAGCTTTTCAAATATTATCCGTTTGAGCCGGTCGTAATCGTCTGGTTCTACCTCTTCTACAGGTATTTCATATATCTTTTTAAGATATTCGTGAAGCTTAATCATCCAGCGCGGCCACTTGTCGCGCCGAATGGGTGAATTAAAGGTTAGTTCTGCCATGGCTATTCCAATTTAATGATTTCGCATTTCTCCAAAAAAGGAGTCAATTTCTGGAAATTGTAAGCTTCTATAAAACCACTGAATTTTCTTGCGTTTTTAATATCTTTCACAAAGCATAATTCATACGAAAAATCAGATGACAGTTTTGGGTATCCTTTTTTCAAGTAGTCTCCAGCTCCAGTTTTAATCACATATATTCCTTTCCCATACTCTTTTATCCTATCATTTATATCTTTTCCTGTCCAACAGGATATGCAATGAGGTCCGGATGGTGCGTTGTAATATCCTGAATCCGGATTAATCTCTTTTCCACATTTACAACAGAATAACTTATTCATCTTCCTTTTCCTCCTCAATCCAGCATGTGATTATAGGTGTATCGTAGAGCGTGTATACCGTAATGCGGTTATCTGTGCGTTCTATCTTATGGGTTACACCAAGAATATTTTTCGAATTTCGAACTATGTACACAAAATTGTTCAAGTATCTTTCGATGATGTCCATTTCTTCCTTTGCCTCCTCTTTCGTAAGAGATTTAATAGGAAATCTATTGTGATAGTATCCAGACACTTCCAATGCATATTTTGGAATAGGTTTCTTGATAAATTTTCTTTCAATTCTGTACTTTCCCATTTTTCTTCCATCCGTTAAGTTTATAAACCATATCCTTCGCTTCCTCCGGTGAATGACACTCCGCTATGGGAGTGCCTTCACATGTGGACTGGGTGTATTCATTGCGATACACAATCCATAGAGGACCACGGCGTTCATACGTGTATTTAGGCCGTCTGGACCGCATCGCTTTCCTTTTTGGGTTCTACGTAGAAAGATTCATCCTGCACCACCTCTACGCCGATGTGGGCGAACTGTTCCGCAACTTCCGGTACGTCACGGTCGGCAAGCAGCTTGTCTTTTGCCAGTTCCTCCGTGGTGCGGATGTACTGCGGAAGAAACTCTTTGCAAAGGTTCGTTACGGCTGCCCAGGTAAAGCCTTTCCGGTTTTTCAGTTTCGGGTTACCGGTTCGGAATCCGATGATACCGTGTGCCGATTCCAGACTTTTCTTTTTGCTGAACAGCGTATCCTTGTTTTCGGTGGCGTAGGTCTGCATCACCTCAAAGGTACGGTCTTTCGTTTCGTTCAGTTCTGCCAACTGGTCGGCGTACTTCTCACGGATCTTTGTCATTTCCTGGTCCATCTTTGCGGTGAGTGACTGGGCCTTTGCGTCGGCCATAGCGAATTCTGCAAATGCCTGTTCGTACTGTTCGCGGCTTACTCCGCTGATTACTGTTTTCTTGGTTCTTTTTGCCATAATTAATTCAGTTTTAATGATTGTTTAAATGATTATTAATTGTCGGTTAATTCGTCTTCCATTGCCGCCATGTCGTATTCCATTTTCATGGCTTCGTCTGCCTGCTGTCCGCAGAAGTTTTCCAGCTCACGGAGTATCGTTACACGGTCGCCGAAATCAAACTGCTGCATGCGGTTCATAATGTCATTCTGGATTTGTTCGATTGTATGTTCCATAGCTTAATCTTTTTTCTTGCTGTCTTTATAATCTTTCACAACAGAGCTTCCGAGCAACTCACGTCTGCTGTAGTACACGTTGTATCCTTTCTGATAGCGGGTAATGAGTCCTTTGTTGGCCCATTGCTTGATGGTGGTCTTTGCGCACCCAATCATGCGGCACGCATCTGCCTGACCTATGAGTTCATCGGGGGCTTCTGATATGTCTTTACGCGGTGCCGGAGCCACATCGCCCACTCTCAGTCCTAACCTGCGTTCCACTCTATCCAGGCGAAGAAGCAGCTTTTTGTACTCCGAAAGGCTCAGTGTAATTGTTTCCTCCTGCTCTTCCTCTTCTTCGGGTTCGTCTTCCAGATCCGGACAGATGGAACTGATACCAATCTTTCCTGCAAGGAACTGGGCTGCATCGCGTGCGGCATAGAAAAGAGTTTCGTTGCGTTCGTCTTCCGGAACGTCGCGCACATACCGATTGAATACCCATGATTCACTGCGCTTCGTTTCCAGCACTTCCAACTGTATTCGGCTCACATTATCGTTGCAAGCTTTCAAGTGCTCGATGGCACGGTTTATTTCTGACTGCTTTCTCATATTGAACTTTTAACTGTTAACTTTTAATTATTCACTCTTTGCGTGCCATTGCCTCAAATTGTCTTTTTACTTCCTTCAGCTCTTCCATCGACATTTCAGTAAGGTTCTTGCGGAACTTGCTGCGTGTACGGCAGAACTGGTTAATCTTCGCTTTGTTCATCTCAAAGTCTGCTTCCGTGTCGTTCGTATAGTTCTTGTTAAGGCAGGAAATACGGAACGACAGGGAAAATATCTGTTTCACCAGGGCACGTGCCTGTTTGCGTAGTCGGTCGGCTTCCTCACGGTTGAATCGGGTGAGCAACAACCCTGCTTCTTCCTTCGTCAGTCCGGCAGTGCTGTCGGTGCGACCAGAAGTGAACTGACTGATAAATCCGTGTCGGTCTTCATCGGAAAAACCCATCTTATGGAATTGGGCTTGCAGTGCCTTCACCTGCTGAGGTGTAATGGGTCGGTCTTTCATTGCTAATCCTTGATTTTTCATTCTTCATTCTTCATTAAAAGATTATTCTTCTCCGTGATATTGACGGGCTTTCTCCGGCACGATGTCGTAATATCCTACTGGACCGATAAAGCGTCCTTTTGAAAATGCCCTGAAGCCTTCCACGTATATTTTCAGCGAGGCATCGTACATCACTCCTTTGGCTGCGAGTCCGTTTGGCAACTGGCCTTCGGCATGGCTGATGAAGATGAGCAGCTTCCGTTTGTGCTGCTCCTTGAAGTCGATGTACTGGCGGTACGTCATGCGGGTGTACTGGAAAGAGTCGATTACCACGATGTCGGGGCTTTTCTGCCGGCGGAGGCGGATGCTGAGTTCATCCATATTCTCGTTGTCAATCAGCAGGAACTTCTTGTTTACGTCCATCATTCCTGTACGACGGATGGCATCCTGCATGGTGCGGCAGGCACCTTCCTCCATGCTGTCGTATGCCACGCGCCCAAAACGACACAAATACTTGCAGAGCTGGAGGGCAAAACTGGTCTTTCCGCTTCCGGAGTTTCCCCAGATGAGCCATACTCCACGGCGTTCAGGAGTGCCGAAAGCATCATACCAGGGACCATCGAACTGCATTACATCGAATTTCATGGACAGAAGTTCACGAACCCCCTTCGCATTGCGGTCGAAAGTGAACTTCTTTTTCTGTGGGGGCGGTGTGTTGTCTTCCTTATTCATCCGTATCTCCTCCGTTTTTCATTTTTAATTTTTCATTATTCACTCTTTTGGCTTCAATGATACGTTTCTGACGGTGGATACATCGTTTCACGCGGCGAAGGTCGTTGTCGCTTCGCTTGGCATCCTTCAGCACCTCTTCTATATCGGCACGGTCGGTCAGGTTGTTGGCCTGACAGATGGCGTAGATGTCATTCTCTTCCGTGGGAGACACATCGAAGAAACGGCGTCCGATGCGGCTGTTTATTTCCTTGTAACCTTTCTTGTTGTAACGAAGTCCGGCATCCATTCTGCGCTTGATGTAGTCCGTGCTTAGGAACACAATACCTGCATGACCTTCCAGTCGGTTGTAGATGCTGATAAAGTAGTTGAACACGCTGTCAGTCAGCTTGTCGCCTTCATCGAACACCAGCAGCGGGTTGCCCAGGAAAGAAATCATGCTGATGGCGTTTTCCATCATATCGCGGAGGTTGGTCGTGTCAGTAGGTGCGCCTACCTGCTTGGCTATCTCACGCACAAAGTCTGAGCGTCGCATATCTTCCGAACAGAGGATGTAGAACACGTTGCGGTGCGTGCGGCGGTATTCAATGGCCGCAGTGGTCTTTCCACATCCGGCATCACCCACAATCCATGTCACGTTCTTGTAAGCCTGTGCGTCGCTCAGCGTAAAAGTGATTTCCTTGAATGTCTTCCCTTCGTGCAGTGTCCAGGAATCAAATGCAAAGCCAATCTGCGAAGCGATACGGATAAACATTTCATCGCTGATCAGTTCATACTTTCCGTTGCATAGCTGGCTCACGGTGGCCGAGCTTACGCCCTGCAAGCTTTCTGCGGCACGGTTCAACGTAGGGTAATTTGAGCGGTAGGCAATCAGTGCGCTACGCACCTGTTCCTTCATTTCTGTTGTTAATCCTTTCATTGTTTTAATAGGTATTTAATTGTTTGTTAATTGTCGTTTTACCATTTGTTCAAACAGTCCAGTTCATCGAACGTAATGTTCGATACTTTCTTTGTCCAGTCTCCTGATGAGGCAAAGGTCAGCGGTTCATCTGCCAGTACAGGCTCTTCCGGAATATCCGTTTCGGGCATCGGTACCGGAGCTTCCAGTGTGCCACGCTTCATTTCTTCGCGGTATCCGTCAAGCTGCTTTTCGCTCACAGCCACCGGACGCGGCAAACGAAGCTTTGTGTAGGCTTCGCCCATGGCTTCTTCCATAAACAGTTCCTCCTGGGCGATGTGCATGGCTGCACGTGTGCGGCGGTTGGCATCCATCTGTGCAAACAGATAAGCGTTTTCTTCTTCTGTACGTTCCTGAGTGGCACGATGGATAGTGACTTTCGGTGTGGCGATGGCCGCATACTTGGCACCAGTGTCAGTCACCGCCCAGAGTTCTATGCGGGTCATGTCTTCCGGATCGTAGCGGTAGAGGAACTGACGGCCCACGTTCTGCAGGTGGAAGTTCATATCTACCAGTCCGTCATCGCCATACACCATGTAGCTGTATTCCTGCTTGTTCATTCGGAAGATGAAACCTTCCTTGGTGTATTGCACCGGAGCCTGAGAGAACAGCATGAAGATTTCGTGTGCTTCGTAATCGTCAAGCGGTTGTGCCTGCGGATTCTCTATTGCGGTGTACATTTCCCTGCGTGTCATTCCGGTGGGGCTGGTAGGATGCTGCATAGAGTTCCATTCTTCGCGGCAGTCGGCATATTGCTGTTTCAGTTCCTCCAGCGTGGGAAGCTGGTCAATGTTCGCCATTACCAGGTCAATGTTCACACGGCTTGAAAGCTTCTTTGCCGTAATGTTCTGACCGGTGAAGTTGTAAAGCTTGTGAAGTACCTGCTGCTGGAATCGTCCGAAAGCGGACTCTATGGATTTGGACTGGCCGTTGTGCGGCATCGTGGTTTTGTGAAGATGGCAGAGTTTCTTGAAGAATCCCTGCGAAGCCAGCTTCTTGTGTCCTCCCTGGTTATCGGTCACTATCTCATAAGGCTTCACCTTCCATGTCTGCAATGCCATCCGGTACGCCATGTACTGGTTGTAGAAGTTTTCGCCGTCGCCGATAAAGTAGCCGAGGAACAGTTCCGTGCAGGCATCCATCACCTCGTACACATCCGTGGTTCGTGCCACCCATCGCTTCTGCCTGTCATCGTACGCACGGTAGTAAAGGTTTATCTTCGTACCGTCTGAATACCACAGCGAGTTAGGCATGGACGGCATTACCGTATCGAAGGTTGGCATATACTTGTTCTTGAATTCCCTTTCGCCGTGAACAGCAGAAAACCACCAAACCATTACCGCCGGATCGTTCAAGTAACTGTGCATCGTAGTAGGACTCTTGATGGTTTTCAGTCCGCGAAGCACCGCCTGACGGTTGTATTCCTCAAAGAGCTGCATATCGGTGTAGACAGGGAACTTGCTCCGGCGAAGCTTCAGCAGAAGAGCACCTTCGGCCTTTCCGATGCGGCGTGCGGCACTGTTGCCCAAGTTACCGCTTACCAGTACCACGTATCCATCTCGCTTGTAAGCATTGAACTTCTCACGCAGTCGTGCCGGATTCTTCGGCAGTGTGTGGCCTGTAATTTCGCGGAGACGCTCACAGCAAATCTGCACGCTGCTCCATGTTTCCGCACGACGGGCAAAACCTCCTTTGGCGTGTTCCACACTGCGTGCCTTCTCCGTACGCACCATTTCGTTCATCACCTGGGCGTTCAGGATGTATTCCAGCTGTCTGGAAGGCTCGATACGCGGCTCAAATTCCTTGAAGAACCGTACCGCTTCGGCATCGAACCGAATCTGTGTGTTGATGTACTTTTCCTGCTCACGCTGTTTCATTTCCTCGTATGCATTCTTGAATGTGTCATCGTATGCTGCACGGAGCCGTTCCGGCATGGAGCGGTAGGCAATCAGTGCCTCGCGTCCGTTACCTCCACGCTGTAGGAGGGTAAGCTTGCCTTCACGTACATACTTGTCGTAAGTGGGCTTACTGATAATGCCACCACGAACAAGTTCCGTAAAGCTGACGCATAATGTGTTTCCGTACATTTCCATGATTAATTCGTTAAGATTGTAGTCCGGCTCCGGGGCTTGAACCCGGACGGCAGCCACCTGAATAAGTTCTGCAAGCCGTGTGTGATTCATTCATTTTTCTGTGCTCTCTTATCCTCTCTGTCCAAACGTATTGCTGCAGGTATAAGTGCCAGGCAAAGGGTAACGGTTATAATCAAGTTCATTGTTCCATCTGTCAGTCGGTTCAGTATGGCTGCTGCCAGTATCAGCAGCAGATAGCATGTAGTAGTATTGATTCGTTTCATGATTCTATGATTTTAGTGTAGACCTTAAAAGACTCTTTTTGCGGGTAATAATATTTTCTGCATTTCTCTTTCATCTTTTCAGCTTTATACTCTGTCTCGTAATCAAATTCTCTTATTCTTTCTGTGGTTCCATCCAAATTGATGTAATCCACACATACAGTATATTTCTTCATGATTCTATGTTTTGGTTTTGAGCCATCCCTATTCTCTCGAACCGGGAATGGCAAGGATTCATCACTTATGCAGTTGGTTGATATTTTTCTCTTTTCTTAATTTCTTCGAACAGTTGCGCCTGCATCTTTATTAGCATACAAAACTCTTCGTCTTGAACAGCCTCGCGAAATCCTCTATCACCTTTCACTAAGTCTATCAGTTCGCATACATGTTCAAGCTGTGATTCGATGTTCTTAGAGGAGTACTTTGTAAGATTCATACAGATTGTTTTTAAAGGTTAATAACTTCCGCATACGGATTTTCCATTTCCTTCAGCTCATAGAGCTTTGCTCCATGATTCAAGGCATACGAACGAATAAGTCTTGCTGTAGGGCTATTGGTATCGTATGCCAAAGCCGAACGAACAGAACGGGTTGTTACTTTCAGTTTTGCGGCGATTTCCTCCTGAAGTTCACCGCTTGCTTTAATGAGTTTTCTTGTTTCTGCCATAATTCTATTGTTTTATAGTCTTTATTTTGTATCTTTAGGGCGTGTTCCTATTGGAATACCTTGCAAACTTACAGAATATTCTGATATGAGCAAAGAAAAAGAAGAAAAACTTGCAGAAATTTCTGCAAGAATAACAAAAGTAATTGCATATTTAGGTGAAACAGCTAATAGTTTTGCTACTAAATTAGGATATCAAAGAGCTCAGACTATTTATGATATACAGAAAAAGAAGTCTGCGCCAAGCTATGATTTCTTCCAAAGGTTTACAATTGCAGGATATTCTGCAATAATAAATTTTGATTGGCTCCTCACTGGCGAAGGCAACATGCTCCGCAGTGAAGAACCCTCGCATTCATTACCAGCTCCAGAAAAAAAACGTCATCTGATTCCACTTTTTGATGTAACAACCATTGGTGGCCGTCAGTACGATGCAGATATGGCCGCCGTATCAACTCCATCTGAAATGATTGATACCGGAGACTGGTTTCAGGATGCCACTGCAGCTATGCGCGTACAAGGTGACAGCATGTCGCCTGAGTACAAATCGGGAAGCATAGTCGCACTTCGCCAGATAAACGACCAGCGAATTATTATGTATGGGGAAGATTATGTGGTAGAAACGGACGAAATCAGAGTAATCAAGCGTTTACAACGTGCTGATGACCCTGCTTATCTGATGGCTTGTTCGGTAAATCAGGATCAATGGGAGTCCGGTCCTATGAAAGGCCATCTGATACATGAGCCTTTCGAAATACCGCGAAGTTCTATCCGTCGGCTATTCCTTGTATTGGGAGAGGTTCGTAGAAACCATAGCTGTAACATTATAGATGTAGTTAAATAATTAGCAGATTAATGGGAACATTTATTGTATACGCAATTATTTTTGTTTTTATTGCTATAGGGCTATGCGCAGGATGGTTTAGCAATCAGGCTTATTCAAACAAATATGCTCAGAAAAAGGCAACAGAAATAAAAAACATTTTAGAACATATCAATAAAGCAGAATCATTTTCCGACATAAAAAATATTATAGGTTATTATTCAGTATTGCTACATGATTATAATGAATTGAATAACTTAAAGAACCAAAACCATGTAGCTTATGAGCAGACTACTTCTATTGCTTCTAATCGTTATCAAACAATTCATAAGAAAAGCCTGAGTATACTTCAACGCCGCTTATTAAACCTGAATATTTCTTTCATGGAATTATATTCTAATCTAATTGTAGATATAACATCGAAACATATTAATATTTTGAAGAATCAAATTTCTATTCTAAAAACAAATGATGCTAAGGAAAAAAGAATTAAATTGATTAATGATATAATATGTCTTGCAAAGCAGGAATTGCAAGAGAAAGGAATATCAACCTATATACATAAAATTGATTCCCTATCTAATATCTCTTCTTACGATTATACAGAAGAGAACTCTAACTCTGTAAATTTGAATTTAGACATACAAGAAATGTGTGTTAACGTATTGATGGAGCGTTTCAATTATGAAAAAGAATCTGCAAAAAACTTAGTATATAATTCTTTTGGCAATAAAAAAGAGCACACACCGACCACATTAATTAATACACAAGCGATATGCTCACTATTACAACAAACGGAGACTATTGGGAAGGAAAATAATCCCCTATTAAGAAAAGAGTACGAAACTCCTATTCCCTCAAAGGACAATACTATATTTCTGAAAGAACGATTAAAAGAAAAAGATTATGAGTCTATATATCAATATTTTTGCTTACTGCATGGATGGAAATATGATACCGAAAGATATTCTATATCAAACTATGCGCAGGATTTGTTTATAGAGCGGCTGAAAAAATATTATAGAGGAAAACGTTCATATGAAATTTATGATATAATAGAATCACCCCATAGCATATCTCAATACAAAGAGTTTCTATCTTATGTTGATAAGGAATTTAAGTGCATAGGTTCTGATTTCGTATTATTGAACCTTAAGCAAGAATACATGAAAGACCAAGAAAGAATACAAAGAATCATATCCATTGATTTTTCTAAGTTTCTACAGATTACAGATGACTGTCGCGATGAGATATTAATTACATTTATCGATTTACTTCCTTATTTTAACTTATCCAGAGGTCGTTTTAATGCATTCGGAGATGACTCTTTGGCTAATAGAATAACCTATTCATTAAGTATATATGATTTTAATGTAATTAATATAAGTCCTCTTGTACAAAGAGCTAATCTTGTTATTGAAGAGGAACGTAGTATTTCTGATTATTACAAAGATATACCTCTTTTCGATAATATCCCAAATCAAGTATTCAAATCACCAGTAAGTGAGAATCTAAAAAGTAAACTTATATTGTATGGAACAGCGGAAAGATATTTCCTATTACATGACTGTATAGAATGCAATTTATTATCCCCTTCTCCTTATTATAAAACAAAAGAAATGGGTATCGATGAAAATGATACATGGGATAGATTTATAAAAGATGAATTAATCATAAAGAATATGGATAATCAATGCTTGCTTAGTTTAACCAAGAATGATCTTATAGAATTAGCAAATAAATTAGATATATTAGTTCGTAAATCGTGGAATAAAGACAAAATATATGCAACTATATTGGAAGATAAAAATAAAGAAAACGAACTGAAACAATTCATATATGATTTAGATTTCTATAAAATAAATCCTATCTATGAAAATGAGCTTATTCAGCTTATTGATTATAAAAAAAGAATAGCACAATTAATCCAATTATTGTTTTTCATATAAACGCTCCCAGACTCTTGCCGGGAGCGTTCACCTTAAATCTAATACCTATAAAAACGCAAAATCACAAAGTATTGGGGCAGAACCCGGACTCGAACCGGAATCTGAAGCAGCTTACCCGGGAGCTCTTCCGCACTATCCTTATTATGCTATTCTGCATCATTTCCACACGCACACACACGTTTTCACCGTAAAAATACGTATTATCATTAAAATAAACACTATAAATCAGCAACTTACATTAATTTTACAGCATAATCAATGCGAAAATATATAATACTATCTATATCAAAATATAGATTAAAACGCATTAATAGCACACACAAAAGGCAATCTCCTACCAAACACACGACTTAAAACCAGTTAAAAAGGTATGCCCAACTTTTTATTTTGCGCATAAAATAAATAAAAAAGGGTATGCCCAACTTGCATATTCCGGCGGATACCCGTTCAGCATTTCCGGTGATATCCGTTCAGTCCCCAGTTAGTATTCAGTGTTGTTGGCAAAG